GAAGTCGAAGAACGCACACTATGTGAGCGGCAAAGATTTGTTGCAGCAAATAACCGACTATTACAACATGGATGTTGAAGATACAATTCCAGATATTTTAGGTGAGAATATTTACAAGATTGCACGCGGATTGTCTTTTGCACCCAACTTCATCAATTATTCATACAAGGATGACATGATTGGTGATGCTATTGTGAAGATGTTTTCCGCGCTGCAGCAACGAAAATTCAAGATAGATTCTGGATACAATCCATTTTCATATTTCACAACAATAGCATATCATGCGTTCATAAACAGGATCAAAAAGGAAAAGAAGCATCGTGAAGCTTTGTCTGAATATCAAGAGACAGTGTATGACGAGTTGCTAGGTTCTGATTATAACGAAGCAAGCGAGCAACCAAACTACACGAATCAGTACGCGAACGAGGCGGATGAGTAAAAGTTTTCAATTCACACAATCGCGTGTGTGTTGTGTATCTGATATACATGTGGGTGTGCATCAAAATGGGGCGATGTGGCATGAGATAACCATGCAGTGGGCCAGGTGGTTACGTGAAGAGCTTGTGAAGGCTGATATACATGACATTATAATTTGCGGTGATCTGTTTCATTATAGAGATGAAATAGCTGTAAACACCATACAAGTGGTGACAGAGATGCTAGACATGTGGAGAGAATTCAATATTATAGTACTAGTCGGTAACCATGACGCATATTATAAAGATCGTTCAGATGTTAATTCTTTGTCGATATTGAGAGGTTGGGAAAACATAACTGTGATTGACAAATTGACTCAGATTAACAATTTTGATCGTGATTTTTTGTTCTGCCCTTGGGGTACCAGAAGTCATGAGCTGACCAAGAACGATATCATTTTCGGTCATTTTGAAATTGAATCATTCAAGATGAATCATTTCAAAGTGTGTACGGAAGGTATAAAAACAAAGGACCTGTTGTCTAAAACCGACCTAGTTATAACCGGTCATTTTCATCATATGGATGAACGCGTGTATAAAAATGGTACAATATTGTATCTAGGCAATCCATTTCAGATGGATTTTGGTGACACAGAAACCAAGAAAGGATATTATATTTTAGATTTAGAGACCAACAAATATGATTTTCATGAGAATAAACTCTCACCAAAACATAACAAGGTCAAGCTGTCTGATCTGACACGTGCTGGTACCATCAACAAGCCGATGGTAAGAAAGATTAAAAACAACATTGTGAAATTTATCATAGATAAAAACATCATGCCAGACGAGGCTGACTATGTTGTGAGACAGTTGATCAAACATGAACCTAAAACCTTCAATGTTGACTATGCGATCAACTTTAACAAATTCAATGAAGCTGGTGAAGATTATGATCTCTCAGGATTTGATATATCAACAGCCATTGAGGAATTCGTAACATTATTAGAGATTGAGAATAGAGAAGATGTGATCAATCATACAATTGATCTATACAAAAGATGTAAATGAAATTTATAAAATTTGATAAACTAACAATAAAGAACTTTTTGTCGGTAGGTGAAGAGCCTGTCAATGTGACTTTTGATACTGGTATCAATGTGATCACTGGCATCAATCGTGATAAGGATGATCGTAGAAATGGTGTCGGGAAAAGCACAGTTGCAGATGCTATTTACTTCACGGTGTTTGGTACAACATTACGAGAGATCAAGAAAGAGAATATCTCAAACAACGCGTCAACAGGTCAAACAGAAACATGTGTTGAGTTGACCGTGATCGAGAATCAACGCGAGACAAAATACAGCATAACACGATTGCTCAATCCGTCAAAATGTTACATCTACAAAGACGGTGTTGACAAAACGAGAGACTCGATAGCCAACACAAGCAAATACATTTCTGATATAATATGTAGTAGCCCGGAAGTTTTTCAAAATTGTATCATAATGACCTTGAACAACACGATACCGTTCATGGCTCAAAAGAAAACAGAAAAGAGAAAATTTATCGAGGGTATTTTGAACTTGCAGGTGTTCGGTGACATGTTACAACATGCCAAAAGCGAGTATAATGAAGTCGCGAAACAACTTGATGTTGAATGTGCTAAATACGAGACAACATCGAATCAAATTGAATCACTGAACAAGCAGAAACAACAACAAGAACAAGCTGCGCGTGAGCAAACCGCTAAATTGGAATCTCGGAAAAAACAAAACGTTGACGAGATACAAAAACTCAAAGACCGGTCGAAAATCACAATAACAAAAAGCGTGTCAGAATATCGGAAAAATATTGAAAACGCTCAAAAGAATATCGCGCTATGTGACGAGAAGCACACCAACCTAATAACAAAAATTTCGAGAACCAAAACAAAAAATGAACACTTGAGCAACACGATATCAAAAATCATAACAGGTGAGACAACCTGCCCGGCATGTTTTCGACCACTTGCGGAACATGACAAGCAAATGATCGAGAATGAAAAAAAGGAATTATCAAAACAAATTGACGACAATAAGATTCAATTGAACGAGATGGCTGACAAGCTGAAGACCGTGTCTGGAATACGCAGCGAGTTACAAAAATCGATCAACGAGAATGAAAAGACGATCAATCGACAAAAGATAGAAATAAAAGAAAAAGACAATCTATTGAAACGCATCAATCAACTCGAACAACTCAACACAGAAATTGAACATGATATGAAGGATGTGTCAACCAACAAGACATCATTTGACAATATCATAAACGAGATGACCGATAGATTGAAAGCTATACAAGTTGTTATAGATGAACATAAGAAGATTATTAACAAGTTAGATATTGTTAAATTTGTTGTATCAGAGGAAGGAGTCCGGTCTTATATAGTAAAGAAAATACTACAATTGCTGAACGGGAAGTTGGCCTATTATTTGAAAAAGATGGATGCAAACTGTATGTGTGTGTTCAATGAATATTTTGAGGAACAGATAATCGATGAAAAAGGTAAAATATGCTCATATCATAATTTCAGTGGAGCCGAGAGAAAAAATATAGACCTGGCATGCTTGTTTGCTTTCATGGATATCAGACGATTGCAAGGTGACGTAGCATTTAATTTTAGTGTGTATGATGAGCTGTTGGATTCTAGTCTTGATGAACGCGGTATTGATCTTGTTTTAGATATCCTGAGAGAGCGAGTAGAAAAGTATAATGAATGTGTGATGGTAATATCACATAGAAAAGAGAGTGTCAAATTTGCAACAAATGAAATTATATTTCTAGAGAAAGTTAATGGTATCACGAGACGAGTCGCACCTGATGCAGGTATAGATAAGTAGATATTATGCTGATCAACAAAATAGGTACCGTGCCAGGTGGTAATGTTCCGCAATCGTTCACTCAATCTTTCATCTCGAGCAAGTCAACCCAACAAAAACAACCAGTCAAACCGAAAGCAGATCAGAAGCGCGGATTGAATTATTATGCGGATTTTAGCGGGTGTGGCCATTGGAGAATGATCTGGCCGGAAACAGTACTAAATGCATATCAACAATGCGTAGTGCACGGTTCAACATCCATGTTATTAGATCCAAGCATATATGAGCATGTTGATACGGTCCGGATACAGAGACAAGCCAGTCCGACACAATTAACATTTGTTAAACATCTGAAAAGCATACAGAAAAAACATCCGTTCAATTTGATATATGAGATTGATGACGTGCTGTTTCATGAGGATATCCCCGATTATAATAAGTTTAAGAAAGCATTTGTACCAGACGATATACGAGTGAGTGCACAAGAGATAATCGAGCTATGCGATGAAGTCACAGTCACATGCGATTACATGAAAGAATATTTCAAGTCAAAAACAAACAACAAAAATGTGACCGTGATACCTAATTATATTCCTAGATTCTGGATGGATAGGTATTATGATGAGAAGCAAAAGACGATTGAATATGACAAAAATGTTAAGAAGAAGCGTCGTCCAAGAGTGCTATGGAGCGGTTCCGGTGCACACTTTGACACAACGGGTGCAGGTTATGACGACTTCTCACATGTTGTTGATGTTGTCAAAAAAACACTCAAGAAATATCAATGGGTGTTCATGGGTGCAGTACCAAGAGCATTAGCTCAGCATGTCAAGTCCGGTGAAATTGAATTTCATAACTGGGTTCCTATACTCGACTATCCTCGTGCGGTGCATAAATTGAACGCTACTGTCGCTGTCGCTCCGTTACATGACAACCCGTTCAACAATTCCAAAAGCGACTTGAAATATATTGAAGCTGGTGCATTGGGTACCCCGGTCGTTTGTCAAGACATGCACACATACAAGAATACACCATTGGTGTTTCGGACAGGTGATGAGCTTGTAGATCAAATTGATAATGTTGTCCGGTCAAAAAATGATTATATGAAATGGGTTCGAAGATTTCGTTCCGGTGTGGAGTCAAGATGGCTAGAGGATAATGTAGATGTGTATAGTGAGCTGTACAGCTTACCACATGGTGATCCTCGAAGACAAAAAATTTCAAATTTGAATTGCATTTAACTGATCATATACTATAATGAGTGTATGAGTTTTGAGTTGTCTGATATATTACAATTAGTTGTGGGTGTATCTATCATGTACATATGGATTTTACGCACCACAAAAACAACAGCATTTCGGGTCGGTGATGCTACAACATTACAGCAGGAGTTTACAGAAGCCGGTTTTCCAGATTGGTTGTATGATATCATGCGTATAATTAAACCTATATTTGCATTCTTGTTGGTCATAGGTATAACATACAAGCCGTTCTTTTTACCTTGCATGATATTTACAACAGCGTTTATGGTTGGTGCAGTGTATGCACATGTTAAAGTAAGAGACAGTTTGTTCAAGATGATACCAGCGGTGTCATTGTTGATGTTTTGCTTTATTATCTTCACATGCCCGAGCAAATGGTAAGCGGTAATGTATAGAAATCTAACATACGATTCTAGAGAACAGACTGTACAAATAGGTACATGGGATGATGATGGTAATCCCATTGATGTAACATGCAGTTACGAGCCGTATTTATATGTCGAAACGAAACAAAAAACACCATACAAATCGCTACATGGTACATATCTAGAGAAAAAGGTGTTTCGTAGCACATCACATCGTAATCGCTTTGTTAACGAAACCGGTATAACACGATTGTTTGAGAACCTCAAATGGGATCAACAATTTTTAATCGATAGATATGCAGGTATAAATGATGATTTCAAATTTTCGAAACATCCATTGCGTGTTTATTTTTTCGATATTGAGACATACAGCCCGGACGGATTTCCGGTGCCAGATCAAGCGAGTGACACAGTTAATGTGATCACAATATATGACACGTTGCTCAAAAAATTTATCACCTGGGGATTAACACCACTAGACAATCAAATAGACAATTGTGACTATGTGCACTGTGAGAGTGAAATTGATTTGCTAGATAGGTTCACTATGTACATGAAAGTTAATCCTCCTGATATATTGTCTGGATGGAACAGTGAGTTTTTCGACATACCTTATATAATAAATAGAATCGCTCGAGTGCTAGATGAAGATCATGTGAGGCGATTGAGTCCAGTAGGTAATGTATACTCAAGATTAATACAAGCGAAATTTGGCAAGGAGCAAAACAAGTGGTACATCGAAGGATTAGCTTGTATCGACTTTTTAGACATCTACAAAAAATTCTCTGTAGGTTTGCGTGAATCTTACAAACTTGACGCGATTGGTGAGCATGAACTGGAAGAGAGAAAGATTGATTACGGTAACATGGATCTGAGCGAGCTGGCAGACAATGATTGGCAGACATTTGTGGAATACAATGTTCAAGACGTAAATCTACTTGTGCGTTTAGAAGACAAGTTGAGATATTTGGAACTGTTACGCATGTTAGCATATACTGGGTTAACAACTCTTGAAGGAGCGATGGGTACACTGCAAGTGATCACTGGTGCTTCTGTGATCAAAGCTAGAGAGAAAAAACGTATCATTCCAACCTTCAGAAAAGACAGTATCATCAACTCAAAATATGAGGGTGCATATGTAGGAGAACCGGTCCGAGGTTTTCAAGACGATATATTGTCATTTGATGCTAATAGTCTATACCCAAACACCATGATATCACTCAATTTGTCGCCAGAAACAAAGGTCGGTAAGATTGTTGATACAGATGACACACATGTCACATTGAAGCTCATCAATGACGAGGTGCTACAAATCACACATCAAAAATTTGCTGAATTTATTGACAAACACAAAATAGCAGTTTCAAAAGCCAAAGTGCTGTTTAGTCAACTTGAAAAAGGCATCATGCCAGAGATTGTTGATCGAGTGTATCAACAGCGTGTCGAGATCAAGAAAGAACACAAGGCGATCAAGACTAAAATGCAAGGCATGAAAAAGACAGACCCGGAGTATGCAGGATTGAGCAAAAAGCTAGCACAGCTAGACATCAAGCAATTCACGTTGAAAATTCTGATCAACACTGTGTATGGGTATTTTGGTAACAAGCATGCTCCCATGGGAGACCCTGATATCGCACGTAGTATAACACTGACCGGTCAGGCTGTTATCAAACAATCAAACAAGATACTGTCTGAGTATGTAAGAGACGTATGCAATATCGATGATGAGAAATACACACCTGTTGTGTACAATGATACAGATTCAAGCTACATAACCATCTCAAAATTGATGGAGCATTACAACGAACCATTCAGTGTCGATAACAAAGTGACCGATCGCGCACATAAAGTAGCACAAGACATTGAGAATCACTTGAATGTTGAGATCACTAAATGGGGCAAACGTGTGCTGAACAGCAACGACTGTCGATTCGTGTTTAAAAGAGAAGCGATGGCAGATGTTGGTATTTTCATTGCGAAAAAAAGATATGTGTTACATGTGTTGGATGATGAGGGTTTTGCTTGTGACAAATACAAATATACCGGTGTTGAAATTGTACGTACCACGTTACCCAAAGCGCTCAAACCGTATATTATGAAAATTGTCGAGACCATGCTCTCAACGAAGAATCGACAATTGACTAATGACACATTCATCGAAACCTATGACAAGTTCAAATCACTACCTGTTGAGGATATAGCGTTTGTGATGGGTGCCAAAGAGTATGAAAAGTATGCTGATCGTTGTTCAGGTTTCACATTTGTCAAAGGCATGCCAATCCATATCAAATCATCATACGTGTACAATCAAATGCTTGATAAATACAACTTGACTGACAAATATGAATCAATTGGTAGCGGTGACAAGATTAGATATTTTTATGTGATGCAACCAAACAAATATGGGATCAACACCATGGGATACAAATACTATTACCCTGAAGAATTCAACAAAGATTTCAAGCCTGATGTAGAGAAAATGTTTGATAAGATTGTGTATAGTATAATTGAGCGTTTTTATGAAGCTGTCAATTGGAAGTTGAGAAGACCAGGCATGCAGGTACAAACCGACTTATTTGAGCTACTAGCAGTATGAAAAACTACATGAGACGGCTTATTTGAGCTACTAGCAGCATAAATAACTACATGAGACGCTTTGACGAAAAGATACAACAAATTGAGACACAACTGAATGAAAACCCAAGAGGTATACAAGATGTTAAAAGAAGACGTAGAGTAGCAAATGACTCTGGCAACAAAATAAAAATACAGGATGTACCTAAACGTTTTGGTGGTTATCTAAAAAACCAAATGGATGGTGCTGTAGATTTAGTGCAACACGGACCGAAAAAACTTTTGAACAAAGGTAAAGAAATAGGTAAGGATGTTATAGGCACTGTCACGGGACTACCGGGTGCAGTAACAAGTGTAGCAAAGGATTTATCACAAATGAAACTAGGTAAACCGAGCCTAAATATAAATCCAAAAAATATTGCTTCTGGCATGTCAAATACCATCGCAAAATATGCTGATGCAGGTGTCAATAAACTCAAAGGCGCAACAGATAGTCTGGCAGGTACATTAGACTCAATTGGCTCCGGAGAACAAATGGTTAACAGTGGTATAATTGACGGGAAGAAAACTTCAGTTTTAAATAAAGCACAAGACACAGTATCAAAATCACTAGCTGCAGCTGATCATTTCAATCCAAAGAGCTTACCTAAAAATTTAGCTGTACAAGCCATGACAGACACCGCTGTGAATAGTCTGGTGCCAAAACAAAAGACACGGCCTGCAACCAAAGACATGAGATCAACCAAACCTTCGTTATAAAAATATAGTTGACTTCTGAGAAACATACTATAATATATTAGTATGAGCAACAAAGTTACTTCATTTGTAGATAGTGTTGGGCGCGTCATTGTAGCACGTGCAGTTGATGACAAAACTACCGACGACAAGCTCGCGGTGACCAACCCGTCTGTCGTTAATGTCAATGTAAATCAGGAATCCGGACAAATTTCCGTGCAATTGTTACCTTACATCTTCCGAGAGTTTATCGCGGCAGAATCCCGGTATGACAAGCACGTCTGGTTTTTCAACACGAGTCAAATCACCACGTGTGAAGATTTCAAGATCGACTCAGCAGTTGAGAATCAGTACATCGGAATTTTTGAGACCGAACCAGCACCACCTGCTGAGGAGGCTTCGGAACCTGTTGAAGCTTTTGACGACAAATCTGAAGCTTCAGAATAATCAACACATCAAACACTATAACAAGCCTGCTAGCAATAGCAGGTTTTTTTATTTGCATATCTCCAGACATACTCTATAATATACGCATATGACGACTATAGAAAAAGATGTATTGAAAATATTTGACAAGCTTGACAAACTGAATCCAGAAGCAAAATTTCTATCTGAATCTGCACTGTCAAGTGTGACAGAGTGGCATGACACCGGTTGCATGGTGCTCAATGCTGTTGTGTCTGGTAGTTTGTATGGTGGTTTACCCAAAGGTCGTATTGTAGGATTTGCAGGGCCTTCCCAAGCCGGTAAGACATACATCACAAACAAAATTCTAGCCAAGGCGCAACAACAAGGAATGATTCCAGTGATCTTTGACACTGAGATGGCTGTTGATGAAGCTGCATGTGCAAGCGTGGGATTGGACTCGTCAAAAGTCAAGTATGTACCTGTACAGACAGTTGAAGATTGCCGTAACCAGCTAGTCGCATTCCTTGACAGTATTGTCGAAGCCGGTGCACAAGGAAAATTTATCATATGCATAGACTCTCTGGGTAATCTAGCATCTCAAAAAGAAATCGATGATGTAGAAAAAGGCAAAACAGCAATGGACATGGGCACACGAGCCAAAGGATTGAAGAGCATGATGAGAACATTGACGTTCAAAGCAGCACATGCTAACACGACAATAATGTTCGTGAACCACACTTATGATGACCCGGCTGCAATGTTTCCTACATTGGTCAAACAACAATCAGGTGGCAAAGGTCCGATTTACTTAGCAAGTGTGTTGGTGCAATTAGCGAAACGAGATGAAAAGCAAGACAAGAACAACGAAGAAGATGAAATGTTACCGGATGCAAACAAGTACAGTGGTGTGACATTACGAGCACTTACTGTCAAGAACAGATTCATTCCTCCGTTTCTTGAGACTGAGATGTACCTGAATTTCAAAACCGGATTGGACAAGTACTCTGGTTTGAGAGAGATGGCCATTAATCACGGTGCACTCATACAAAATGGTAGCACATACAGTTTACCCGGTGACGGTGGTAAGCTAGGCTACTTTAAAAATTGGTGTAAGAACACAGAAATTTGGGATGAAAAAATTCTCCCGGTGCTTGAAGAGAAGTTACAACAAGCTTTTAGATACGGTAGTTAATTCTCCGCGCCTGGTTTTTTTACATCTTCAACTTTGACTAAACCTTTGCGAACAAACTGTCCGGAGCTAGGGCAAATCCAATGTGCCTCAGTGTACAATTTACCGAGATACTCACGTGTTCTAAGTCTGGGTCTGATTAAATCACCTGTGTATGGTGATCGTATAGGTTGTGGGTTAACAAAGTCCATACAAGTATTTAGTCGATTTTGAGAAAAAATAAACTATAATATAATTGTTATGAGTAAGAAATGTGTTATTCCAGTCAGTGGAGGTATAGATTCTACAGTAATATTGCATTGGGTTGCATCTGAAGGTATAGAGGTACATGCTGTGAGTTACAATTATGGTCAAAGACATTTCGATAAAGAGATGGAATGTGCTGTAGCGAATTGCGAAAAGATCGCAAAGACGCACAAAGTTTTGAATTTAGATTTTTTTAAAGACATAGTGAGTACTAGCTCGTTGATCAACAAAGATATTGACGTTGCGAAAACAAAAGATGTACTAGGTGATCCACAAACTGTAAATTATGTACCCAACAGAAACATGATGATGTTGTCAATATGCACAGCATATGCAGAATCCATAGGAGCCACACAAGTATACCATGGTGCTGCGTTAGTCGATAGTCAAGCTGGTTATTGGGACGGTTCCAGAGAATTTTTACATGCTATCAACAAAGTGAATGAACTGAATCGCAGAGATCGTATTGAAATACTTGCACCGTTAATTACCAAGAGTAAAAAAGACATTATTGAACTAGGAGTGTCATCTGGTGTAGATTTTGCATCAACATGGACGTGTTACGAGGGTAGAGACAAAGCATGCGGCCTTTGCCCAGCATGCAGCTCAAGAATAAAAGGCTTTATCGATGCCGGTGTTAGAGATCCATTACAATATGAGATTGACATTCCGTGGGAAAAATATAACTGTTAACAATATGTGTGGTATTTTCGGATCATTTAATTTTACAACCTACGAAACACTATACAAGAAAAATTGTACACGTGGAAACTTCGCTGGTGGTTCAATATATGTCGAGCAGCGTACCGGTGACATGTATGCTAAAAAATGGTCTGGTACACAAACAGAACAAGAATTAACTGGTGAATATAGCTTAGTACATCCCGGTATGATCTTCGCTGGTCACACTCAAGCTCCAACATCAGCAAACCGTGATTATAATTTCGATACAACACATCCATTTGAGCACGGTAGATGGATAGTGGCGCATAACGGTGTGCTAGAAAATGACCAAGAGCTAAGAAACGAATACTTGAAACAAGCCACCGGAAAATATAAAGGTGCAACTTTTAATGCATTGACCAGCACGGTAGACAGCGCCGTTATACCAGCTTTACTAGATGAATTATATATGGATGATGATGTGGATGTACTGTCCGATATTTTCAATTTATTGAGAGGTACTTTTGCGGTTTGGGCATACAATAAACAAACAAGACAAATGTATATAGCCCGATCTGGTAGTACATTATTTGCTAACATTCCAGAGAGTGTATTTTCATCAGTGTTAATAGACGGAGTAGCTGATCAAGAATTACACCCCGGGGTGATTTACTGTATGACAGTTGAAGGGTTAACCCAGGTTGGTAGCTTCGAATATGATAACCCATTTTTTATGTTTTAATATGAACTATAGAATCGAATACAGAATAGACAATTACATGAGTACACATTATAAATTTGTACAAGCACGCGACCCGGAGCAAGCAGAGCAACAATTTCAACAGGTAATTGACGAGCAAATACCAGAAGCAAATGTCAATATAGTTGAGATGTCATTAGTTGTTGAAAAAAACGACGCGATTGTGACAATCCCAGCATGAAGCCCATACTTGTTGTTTGTTGCACCAAAGGTAAAAAGGCTGATACAAAACTGTATCAGAGTCTCAGTATTATGTCTGGATCTGAAACGAAGCTTGTGTTTCACGAAAATAACACAACCGGGTTACCTGAGATATACAACAAATATATTAACAAAAAAAGCTTGAAAAAACATGACATCGCGTTGTTTGTGCATGATGATGTTTATATAGATGATCTCAAGTTACGTGGCAAATTATACAGCTATGCAAATTCGTTCGATATAACAGGTGTAGCGGGCTGTATCAAACCGGTTATTCGTGAACCAGCGTTATGGCATTTAATGTCAGATAGAAAAAATCATCGCGGTTATGTATCTCATGCATTGACAACACCACATGGTGAACCGGGGGTGATGTGTTCATCATTTGGTTATACACCGAGCCGAGTTGTAATGATTGACGGTCTGTTCATGGCTGTGAACCTTAAAAAGGCTATACAGAAAGACTGGATGTTTAACACCAATTTTAAATTTCATCATTACGATCTATCGAGTTGTCTGGACGCTAATAAAAAACAGTTGCGTATTGGAGTGGCTCCTATTAATATCATACATGATTCTCCTGGTTTGAATTCACTAAATGATAAGGGTTTTCAGGAATCACAAGACACATTTTTAAATTTATATAAATGACTAACACGCGATTAGATTTAGATTTTTACGAGAAGGTAATCATGTACCATTGCCTGACTGATGAATCTTATCTAGGGTCAATTGCCGAGCATATCAAAACAGAATATTTTGATAACGTAAACATAAAACGTATTATGGGTGTTGTTACAGACTTTTTTGAAAAACGTGATGCCAGCCCGACACTAACTGAAATAAAATCACATCTATCAACACCGGAACTTGTTGATAGCTTCAAATCTGTTGTACAATTGATACAAAATTTTGACAAGCGGTTCAATAAAGACGAGCTTTACGAAAACACAGAACAATTTTTCAAACAAAAAGCCGTGTACACGACAATGATGTCAGTGGCTGACAAATGTAGTAATGGAGATATGGACACCGGTGAAATTCTCGAAAAATTCGAAACAGCATGCAACATCTCTTTGAATGTCGATCGCGGTTTAGACTATTTCAATGAAGTGGATCGACACATAAAGGATTTGTTACATGAAGATAGCACGGTGCCTTCTGGATGGGGTTGGCTAGATGAAAAATTAGACGGTGGATTTTTAGAGCACGGTCGCGCAATATACGTATTCGCTGGGGAAACAAACATAGGTAAGTCTATATTTCTAGGCAATATTGCTGTAAATCTTGCCAGCAAAGGCAAGACTGTGCTGCTAGTGACTTTGGAGATGTCTGAATTAGTGTATGCTAAAAGACTCAGTACCAAAATAACACAAATACCTATTAATGAGTTATCGTCACAAACTGACTGTCTCAAAGAGGTGTTGACGGAGTATAAAAATAACAATGACAAATCGAGAATACTCATAAAAGAATTTCCTCCGAGCACAATCACGTGCTCCAACTTACAAACATACATAAAGAAATTACAAAATACAGGTGTACAAATAGATGCCATAGTTTTGGATTATGTCAATTTGCTAACAACAAGAGATGGTGTAAATTCTTACGAGCGTGTGAAATATATAACCGAGAGATTACGTGCACTTAGTTATGTATTCGCATGCCCGATCATAACAGCGACACAGCTCAATAGATCTGGTTACAATGAAATAAATCCCGGTCTAGATACCGTCGGTGAAAGTTATGGTTTAGCCGCTACAGCAGATTGTATGATAAGCATATGGCAAGAAGAAGAAGATGCAGAGCTCGGTATAATCAAAATAGGCATGATGAAAAATCGATTTGGTCCTAACTTTGGTAGCTGTACATTGGCAATTGATTACCCGACATTAACATTGAGAGAAGATGCAAGTTTACAAGACGCATTACCGGAACAACAAGAAGAAGACAACAGTTATTCAACATCGATGATATCAAGTACATTAGATTTTTTGAATAACGATTAACGGTAGTTGATTATCTGTTGTACAACAAGTAAATACATAGTATATGTCGAACAGGGTGCATGTTTTTACAGATTGTGATCTAGACGGTGCGGGAGCATATTTAGTTTTATCAACATTGCTTGATCAAAAGATGTCGTATACAGTGACAAGAGTTGTTGATGTGCAAGAGAAAATGTTAGGGTGGTTAACAAAAAACAAACTATCATCATACGATCATGTGTATGTTTTGGATTTAGATTTGAGCCAATATCCGGATGTAATGTCGGCATTTGATCAATCGAATGTTACAATTGTTGATCACCATAAAACACACATCGACAACAAACAAGAATACAAAAGAGCCAATATATACATTGACACAGAAGGTTCAACAACTAAACTTATATACAAACACTTCTCCGGTAAACAAAAATTAACACCTCAACAAAAACTATTAGTGTTGATGATTGATGACTATGACAGTTACCTGTTCAATGTACCGAACTCATATGAATTGAATATAGTTTTTTGGTCCTATCAAGGCGACCGGGTTGAAAAATTTGTTAATGAGTTTTGCGCCGGTTTTGTTGAATTTAGCCAACAACATCAAAACATAATAAAATTTTACCTGAAAAAACTCTCCAATATAAAAAGCAATCTCAATATACACTTTGCACAAATTGAACTTAAAAACAAACGCCGGAGGTTGATGGCTGTGTTTGCTGATTCATGTATCAACGACATTGCCGAACATGTTCTTAAAAACTACAAGAGCGATATCGTTTTTGTTGTGAATTTGAAAAGCAACAAAGTGAGCATTCGAAGATCAAAAACATGTGATATTGATTTGAGCAATTTAGCGAAAAAATTGTTTGATGAAGGTGGAGGCCATGTAGACGCAGCCGGTGGTATGATATGTGATAAATTTCTAACATTCTCGAAAATATTTCAACCCATGAAAATACACAACTTCGATGGGTAGATTGACTCAGAGTATATTGAGCAGTGACCCGATGTATCAAGCGTACAAGAAGGAATATGAGCACCTGTTCCTTTCCTTTTGCACCTTGATATGTCATCTACATAATAAGAAGATGAATCTACCCAATATATTTATCGTGTTATTAAAAGAGAAAAAACTCAGAGAGTTATTTAAAAAAATAATGAGTATCGAGAGCGATTATGATGCTTGTAAAAAGTTTTTAGAATACGACCCGACCCTACACAAGTCAAAATATATTAAAAATTTTATCAATTCAAACAACCTCGAGACATTATTATGAGTGTAAGTCAACAAGAGAAACACATCTACAATAAATTTTTAGCTGTCACAAGATCAGCTCAAAACAAGCCGTTCAAATTGAGAAAGAAATTTGACAATCTTGACGACACGACAATACTTTGTCTCAAAAAATTATCGCTATTTTTCAATCGTTTCCGTCATGTTGATGTTGATACATTCTTTAAAGCTCCATGGGAAATATATCTCGACAAAGGTATATTTGATTTGAAGTTCTACACAACTCAACGCGCACTAAAAGTATACACACTATACATGCAAAGACAGGCGCATAAAAAACCCGACCATGAAGAACAATTATATGACATCAAGCGATCGCTACAATACATATACAGGTTTTGTAACAACACTGACATATCGATCGACGAGTATACATCACACACAACAGACGGTCTGAACACATTTGTGTTGCACTTGAAAGAGCATAATGTTAATATATACACATTATTCGGTTTTCATGATTTCGAGGACAAGTTACAGCAATTGGATAGAGAACAATTAAAATTTATACTTGGCGATTTAATCACCAACCTGGCAGAATTCAGAACAAATTACATGTCATCACAACACGCGAAAAATTTTATAAAATTAGGAATTAACAAAATCAAACAAAATCAAAAAACAGTTGAACTTCAAAACAAATAATCTATAATAACAATATGAGTACATTCACAACATCCATGTTCGCAAGCATCAAAGATGCTTTACAAAAAGACAACAAACCGGCAAACGCAGCATCCGATATCATTCGGTTCACAAAAGGTAACAGTTACGTGGTACGATTAGTACCAAACGTCACTAATCCTGAAAAAACATTTTTTCATTTTTATAGCCATGGCTGGGAAAGCTTCGCTACTGGTCAATACATCAGCGCGGTGAGTCCGCAAACGTTTGGTGAGCGTGATCCTATCGCAGAGTTCAGATACAAAATCAACCGTCAAGGTTCAGAGGCTGAGCGTGATAAAGCGAAAGCGATCATTCGATCTGAAAAATGGTTAGTCAATGCATATGTTGTTGATGATCCAGTCAATCCGGAAAATAACGGCAAGGTCAAGATCATGCGTTATGGTAAACAATTGCATAATATCATCATGGAAGCGATCGAAGGTGAGGATTCAGAGCAATTCGGTGCTAAAATTTTTGATCTAGGACCAGAAGGTTGTAGCTTGCGAGTCAAGGTTGAAGATCAGGGTGGTTATCCAACATATGTTTCGAGTAAATTTTTAATGCCAGGAGGCATTCCAGGAGTCGATGCATCAAGCACCGATGAAATCACGTCAAGTATTACTGAATTGGATCAGGTTTTCAAGATCAAGAACACGCAAGAGCTTCAAGAATTACTCAATGAACATTATCATTGTGTAGATACTGAAGACAATGTACCGGTTCAAGCTGCTGCACCTGCACCAGCTCCAGCACCTGCTGTAGCAACCACAACCGATCCGGATCTTCTAGAAGAAGTGCCGCACTTGGATCCAGCACCAGCCGCGGAGCAAAGTAGCAACGATGTGTCATTAGATGATGACAAGATCAAGGAATTGCTCCAAGGGCTCGATGACTGATCAACAGCAAGTAGCACCTCCAGACACCGCTAAATACGAAGACGAGTCTGGAATATCTCCGGATGATATTGGTTTATTAACAGCGTTCACCAGAAGAGTTAGCGGTGAATTGCACAAAGTAGATAGTCAAAATGTCGGTAGTAACAGCAATATACGAGCGCATCATCTCGATCAAAAAAAAATTTTAGCGGGTCTGAATAGACCGGCGAAAAGCGAACAAACTCAGGAAACCACCGTTGACAAACAATCGAATCCGGGTACTCAACAACCCGCTCCACAGCCTAAACCAAAGGCTGTGGAGCAACCCCGGGTTGCAACTCAGGTTGTAGCTGTCGATTCAGATGTTGAGAAACGTATCACAAGATTAGAATCTGCTACAAATGCTCTAAGAAAAGCTAAAAAGATCAAGCGTGGTACAAGATACACAGTGAGTTCAAATGGCTTCAAAGGTGAAATTAGAGATGCGGAGCTATTAGCTGAATTTGTAATTAACGAAGTTGCAAAAGGGGTAAAAACCATTACAATAAGATCAATAAATGATACTAAAGATAAAGAATAAAAATGATTTTGTTGATAGGTTTCTTTCACCTATAAGTAAGATCAATGAGAATGCAGTAATCAAAGTTAACACTGACAAGATCACATCATTAATAACAACAAATGATGAGACCCTGATTTTGTACGTTGTGTACGCAAATTCAGATGTTGAAACATTACAGTGCAATTTGAACATACCTGATATTAATCGTCTGATAAAAGTGTTTAGTTGCATAGACAATGATAATATTGATATCGAGCTGGATAACAACAGACTCAGATACACATCAGATAATATAAACTTCAAGTATCATTTACTTGAGGATGGTATAATAACAACACCAAGCGTGAGTTTTGACAAGATCAAAAAACTCGATTTTACAACGACATTCGAAATTAAATCACATGACATGTCAAGTCTGATCAAGGCGTCAACATTCACTGTAGATACTGACAAGCTGTATGTATACACAAAAGCAGGTAAGATATATTGTGAATTGACCGACAAACAAAAACATAACATCGATAGTTTTTCTCGTGTACTAGCAGAATCATATAATGGTGATGAGATACTGACATCAATACCTTTAAACTTCGAAACGTTTCGTTTGATGAGCAGTTTGCGATTTGATACATGTTCAGTATGTTTAGACCAAGAAAAGAAAGTGTTTTTACTCACCATCAATTCCGGTGATTACACTTTGAACTTTGTAACTGTAGGGCTAGTAGGTTAATTTATGAAAAATAAAATATCAACTCTAAGCTATTTCATGAAGCGATTACGTGATAATAAGTATGTCGTTTGGAAGGTGTTTGATGGGTACTATATTGGTGATCGTAGAAAATGGACCGTGTTGGTCAATCCTGGTTACCATTCGGTGTATATAACATGTTATATAGACAATGAAAGTTTGAAAAACGAACCGGTGTTTTCATTTGATGATGGTGGTTCATGGGACATAAAAACAAACGAGAAACTACAAACAAAATCAATACAAATAGTTATAAACAAATTGATTGAGTGTGGTATCACGCCAGATTCAACAGAATATCTCAAAGGAGCCAATGACGATGGATGAAGATGACCCGGAATTTGAATCACTAAGCGGGTTTGAAGACGAGAAAAAGCCATCCAGAACAAGAAGATCAAAAGATAAAAAGTATGACATGATCAAGTCTGCGCTTGAGACACATCTTGTCGAATACGCTAGAAAAAAACACACACAGAAAAGAGATACCGAACTGTTAAAAGGTACAATTGAAGAGTATTTGAGTTCGTTTGTTTTGTTGGGATATAATTATGACGGAGATCCGGTGCAACTTGTTAGTGCATCAACACAGCAACAATCAGATTCATTAGGAACACTGCTGCAAAAGTTTATAATATCTCAGAGCCCACACACACCACCAGGATACTAGATGAATGTATTGATACTCGGCAACGGCTACATTGGTAATCATTTGTACAAGCATCTCATGTTTGATAACACGTGTGTTATTTTTTCAAGAAAGAATTTAGATTACACTGTTGAGCAAAAACTAGTCGACTACATCACAGAGAATCAAATCGACTGTGTCATTAATGCAAGTGGTTATACTGGTAAACCAAACGTGGATGCATGTGAAGATGATAAACAAGCATGCTGGTACAACAATGTTGTCGTGCCAAAAATAATTGAACAAGCATGCAAGCGTGTTGATTTATATACTGATTATATCGGATCTGATAAACGTAGACATATACTGTATTTGCATGTATCGAGTGGGTGTATATACACCGGGTACAATAAACCTTACACAGAGGAAGACGAACCTAACTTTGGTTTGTATAATAAGAGTAGCTGGTACAGCAAAACCAAGCACGCAGGTGAGACTGTCCTGGACAAAAACTACACAACAATATTGCGAATTCGAATGCCTTTTTCTTCATGCATGAGCGATCGAAACTTTATCATGAAAATGTTAACATATGACAATCTTGTGAGTCATATGAACAGCATGACATGTGTTGAAGATCTATGTTATTTTGTCGCAACAGTGATCGACATGTCATTAATGTATACTGAATCGCTGGCTGGTATTTACAATGTTGTACATTCAACACCTACATGTGCTCACAACATCGTGCACTTGTTACAATCCAAAGGAATTGATAAAAATTTTAAATTCGACGATACAAAAATAGTCATGAAAGCGCCAAGAAGTAATTGCATTCTATCTGATGATAAGATACAATCATATAATATGCCGTTACCAGATATTAACAAATCATTAGAAAACGCAATATCAAATGTCGCTGAAAAATACAATAAAGAAAGCATTTGGTAGTAAGGACAAGACACACGATACTGACAGCTTGACAGTCGGTGATATTTTTGGTGTGTCGGTTGGTACGTTTGTAGGTAAATTTTTTGTGTATATCAAAACTGTAGATGAGGAAATGCATTTTTTGTTATTACCAGATGTACAAATAGAAAAGCTCACAAAAGATAAATTTACAACAGGTATACAAAACAACGTCTTAGAATATCAAGAAACACTACCAGATGAAATAACAACCTATTGCAAAGAACAATATGAAAAGAAACTTAATAATTGATTCCAATAATTTATTACACCGCTCGTTTTGGATATCAAACAAATACAAGAGTGTGTCCGTACCTAAAAATTTCTTCACGTGTATCAGGAGTTACATGAAAGATCATTCCATCGAACCTACAAATGTATATATGGTGTGGGATGACAAGCTGGTGAGAGGCAGTACAAATCATCGTAAGCAGCTTGTCGAGGATGGTTATAAATCCACACGCGATGGCGAAAGAAATGCACAGGTGTATGAACTGTATAGAAACATACGCAAACTATGCAAATTGATTGGATATCATAACATGCATCCCGGTGTTTTAGAAGGTGACGATGTAATGGCATACCTGTCCAAAAAGCTACCCGGTCATAATGTTATTGTTAGTGTGGATCAAGATCTTGTACAGCTCATATCACCAACAGTTGATGTGTATGAGCCTATGAGAAAGAGAGTTATCACAACGCACAATTTCGAGCAATTTTTTCCGGTTCCGTTGAATAGATTTGTTGAGTTTAAAAGCGCTATGGGAGACAAATCAGACAATATCGCCGGCATTCCAAAAGTTGGACCCAAGCGTGCAGCGGCTCTCGTGAATGAGAATTTTGAAAGTCTGACTGACGAGCATCGTAAAATCCTAGAGAAGAACAAACTGGTAATCGATTTGAATTACAGCTTGCAAGCGTATCCAAACGAGATAAAATTATATCAGAAACAACTAGACATGATTGACACGAATCAACAACCAGACATCCCTGGTTTCATACAAGAATGTAAATCGATAGAATGTTATGATGTCACACAAGATTTTGCGAACACGCTTGTCCCGGAACCCAAACCTAGCTTGATTGACACATTAACATGATAATGACTGATCTTCCAGAAGAGTATGTGCTTCAAAAGTTTTACGAACATGCCGGTTATCCTAAACATAAAAAGATAACCAACGTACATGAGGCTGGTTGTCCTATGTGTCATGAAGGTCATAGCTGGGGAAGAAAAAGAAGGTTGTATTATATACCCAAGGAAAATAAAATATGTTGTCATAATTGTGGATGGTATGGTTCCCCAGTCAAATGGATACAGGAAGTCGCGAGAATGTCAAGAGAAGAGATTGAATATGAAATTCAAACAGGTGAGTATCGATACATTGATTTGTCAGTTGATAAGTCGACGGATGTTGTAAAAACAGTCAACATCGAGAAGTTACCAAAAGACAGTATAAACATGTCTGACACACAGCAATTGCTCTTCTATAAAAACAATCAAATGGTCAAGACATGTCTGGACACAATAGCTAAGCGAAGATTAGACACAGCCGTCAACAGACCTAAATCACTCTACATGAGCCTGTCCGATGTTGTGCACAAAAACCGTTTATGTATACCATTTTATGATAGCAACAACAACATTGTACATTATCAAACACGCGGTATTTTGAGCAAGGACCTCAAAGAACGTCCAAAATATCTATCAAAAATAAACAGCCAAAAAACACTATTCAACTTCAACAATGTTAGTTCACTCGGTGATAATCTATACATCTTCGAGGGGCCAATCGATTCATTCTTCGTGAAAGACTCTGTGGCAGTTGCTGGTATACAAGAAAATTCAATGAACGTGTTTACCAATTTACAGCAAAAGATGCTCAATTCTAGACCATTGATGAACAAAATATGGGTGCTGGATAATCAATGGAATGATCAAGCCAGTCGAATAAAAACTAGTCGATTAATTGATGAAGGTGCACATGTATTCATTTGGCCAAAGCAATTGTGTCAATTCAAAGACTTCAATGACATGGCTATAAAGTATGCATTAGACGAGATACAACACAAGTTTATCAATCAAAATGTGTTTCATGGCCTATCGGCCAAATTAGCGTTCAACGCTATTAAATAGTATCGGCACCAGATTGCTTGTTTTTAGCAGCAAGCAAATATTGCTTCAAAGCTTCACCAAGAGCGGAAAGATCCTGAGCCAATCTTGAAATCTTTTTTGACTCACTTCTACCGACATCTGCCAAAATGCTATCACAGTCTGTCGCATTCAATTGAGAGTTGATGGATCCCTCATGGAGACCATTGAGATACTCGATGAAACCTTCAACCTCATTGATCCATGTCTCAAGAGTAGAAACAGTGTTTGCCTGTTGCTCTGCTTGGAATTGCGCTACCGGGTTGTCAGGAACATCATTGAAAGTTTCTGGGTCAGTACCGTCGTCTAGACCGGCCTCAAATGCTTGTTCGTCGCTCATTTGAGCGGGTTCTACCTCTTCTTGTTCTAATAGATTGATCAATTTGTTTTGAAAAACTTTCATATTAAAAATATTTATTGCGTTAGATATAAATAATTAGGATGATCGAAAAGAAAAAGCTACTATTTGAAGATCTAACACAACCTGGGGGTCAGTATAATCAGGCGAATAACAATCCGTCCGGTACAAGTCAGCGTCCTAATAAGGTCAATTTGACCGATTTGATTGACTATCAAAAACGGACAGCTAATCAGATCACCCGAGCACCAAATGTCATGCCTTTCCCGTTGACAAAAAATGTGATCGAGCAAATAGGCGATATTTATGTACAAGCTGTAAAGGTACAATCTGAACTCGGACAATCATATCAAAGCCCATTAATTTCTGATAATAAAGAATCGACTGATGCTCTCAAAGGCATGTACAAAAAACTCGAGAAAATCAAACTCATCGTGAAGTCTGTTGCAGACGAGATGAAAAAGCTTGATATTGAATAAAGTTACACTATAATAATAGTGTGTTAGTAAACATATTGAAATCTGTTGCATTGATGTGTGCTGTCAGCATGCTTGGTGCCGGTGCATGTTATGCTATTGGTGTGTCACCAATCGCTGGTTTTGTCGGAGTGTTCACTTTGCAGATAATTTTATACAACTGTGTGCGATACATACGTGAAAGTTACATGGCAGTACGTATACAAGAGCTACAAACACAAGAGATTGAAAGCATGGAAAAACAAGGTATGGATCTAGCATGTGCACACTGCAAAGCAGAATCTTTTGTACCTATTAGATTTGACGAGCAAAATGATTTTAAATGTGAACACTGCGGAGAAACAAACACGATATATGTTAATGTCACTGTCGCGCGCGAGACGACATCTCTCAACATGGATTCAATAACCAGGAGATTGTTGATAGATGACGAAGAACGCGCGAAGGATTCAATTTTAATCACGAGCGGTAAAGATGAATGATGAACTAAAACAAACCACCGACAGAGCCGGCTCCGCGTCTTCAATCATGGCTCCAGTACCAGGTGAAAAGACCACAGTCGAAGACATGTTATCATGTGTGCAAAAATATTTTAAAGATTGTTCATATGACTGTGGTAAAAATTATATGGACGGTTACAATGTTGAGCTACTAAAAGACAAGATTGACATGTCTACACTATTGACCAGTCTGACTCGCATGGTGTTTGACGAAGTGAGAAGACAAGATCATCTGACTGACGAGAACAAGATCGAACTTTCATTGATATTTCAATCAATTGAAAAATTGTTACAAGTAGTGAAACATTCAAATAAAACTGTTGCAAGTAATGATATATTATGTAAAATTATTGGATATTGTATAAAGAATCACCAAACATACAAATGAACATTTTATGATAGACTGCAACAAATATAAAGAAGTAGATGTAACGCTGACAAAGACTAAGGACAAGACTGAAAACATGTCATATTACGAGTTGTCTCGATGGATGTCATTGATCGAAGGAGTTGAATTTGTGAGCAAGAAGTGCAAACAATTGGGCATTTCAGATCGAAGCAATTGCTGGATCAAGCCAAACGCGCTACAAAAGTATATTGATGAGAGAACACCAAGCATGCTGTTCGAAATCACGGATAACGACACTGTGGCTTGAGCCATGCATTACATCATCGGTACACAGATAGTATTTAGTAAAATGAGGCCTAGACCGGGCATGACAATGGAATCGGTCAAAAGCACCAAGCCGTCTGAGTTTGAGTATGGTAAGATATACACACTATACAACATATCCAAGAAAGATGATCAATATACATATGTGTTCAGAGACTCTCAGCGCAAGTTGACAGAAAAAAATTTTGATACACTATCCGCTGGTGATCAATGGATTGCTAAATGTAGAAACGAAACGTTGCCAAACTATAATGAATTTTATAGCCGTAACACAAGTTGATTATTGATAGTCACCATACACATCATCGTTAACATTGTAATTGGTATAATCAAATGTGTCTTTTGATAACTGATCAATCAATGGATCATCATCAACTTGATCACTAACATTTTCTGGTTGTAACCCAGGTTCAAAACTGAAGTCATGTCGTTTCGCTTTGAGTAGCCACACATAATGACCCAGCAACGGATTTATTTGATTGACATCTTGATCCATTCTTTCAGTTATCTCAAAATGCTTTCCACCTCTACCACCTGGTCTATCTGTACCGAGCTCCACAAGATCAAACACGTCACCCGACTTTGGTTCTTGTCCTTCACCCATCTGTTCATAAAATGTTTCAATGTGTATGAACGCTGTTATCTCATCATCCGCAACCAATCCAAATTGCTTCATCGCCACGGCGTTCTCATTTAAGTTTAATGCCATGATTAGTTTTTTAGGTTTTGCAAATTCAGCCGCTGGTTGTTCACCGTAGACTTGATCCATACCAGACAATGATAATGTTGAACTAAAAAAATTAACTTGTGTGCCATACAGATGCAGCTGCTCTTTCCACCACATGTTGTAGTTACCACGCTCATTATCGTTGATCGATTTGTCTAGGAATCTCAATCCACGATTGTTCTTGAAAATGTTTCTTGTCAGTTCACTCATCACGCACCAAAATGTAATTGCTCGTGACAGGGCATTGTTTGATTGTTATGCCTGTTGAGCCAAGTTTCTTGCCAGATGTACCGATGTCATGTATGTTGTATCGATTGCGTACGTAAGATATGTCACTCGGTGTCAACATGCACTGCTTCATTTTACCCTTTCTCATCATCTCAACTTTAGGATTCAGATCACCTCTGCCTCTAGCATAGTCTGGCACTTGATTGAGCTTTTTACGATTCAATCCTCTTGACCCTAACCGTTGGTAGGGTTTGAGCTTGGCCATGAATACATTCTCGTACAGCATATTTATATTTATAAAAAAACCTCAGGCTTTACAACCTGAGGTTTTAAAAAGATTTGAGCGTTATTATGCTTTAAGCAATTAATCCTTGATTACCGCCCTTGACAGTACCGTCAACTTTTTGGTTAGATGGACTCATCATTTTAGATGATACATCAGCCAATGGTTTAGGTTTTCCGCCGTCTTCTTGTCCAGCTGCATCTCCGGAAGCTCCTCCGGATGTTACTTTGCTGGCAGTACCGGGCACTTTGTTGTTTTTGTCAGTCAATCCTGAAGGGTCATGACCAGGATGAGCTCCGTCGTTGGTGTGTTCAGCTTCAACAGCTTCTGGGAATGGATTCTCTTCTTCGAATCCTCCGTCTTCCATGTCCTCAAGCTCTTCTTCTCCGCCGTCGTCGAGCTGAGCCATCAGCACTTCATGTAGCTTTTCAGCTATGTCGCGTGGCAATGTGAATGTAACCTCATCACCAGCTTCATCGTTCATATCACCCATGTCTTCTTCACCGCCAAATGGCATGTCGAGAGCATCTCCTAGCTCGTCGTCAGCTTCCATGATGGTGGAGTACAATTTGTCAAATATATTTTTGTCGCTCATATTAGTATTTATATCAGTATCACTTGAATTCTCTATTTTCTGCACATTTTCTGCTTGTGGGGATTCTTTCAAATTTTTCTTGTCGTTTTTCTTTTCAACAGGCTCTTCAACACCATCAACGTTTTCAGGACCACTGTCCTTAGGCTGTACACTATCATTAACGCCTTTTTCTTTATCGAATCCACGTGGTGTGGAGCTTTCATATAAAATATCTTCATATATATTTTCAAGATCTTTCATATGCCGTGTTAGATTTCTGGATTGTTTCACGTAAGTACTTATGCCCGTCTAGCACAAAAACCATCAAATATGAAATCCAACAACAGAGATTACTATCTCGGAAACAAAAATCTACCAACCTCATCCGCGAAATTCGAGTACACACCGGAGATGATCCGGCACTTGAAAAAAGCCAGTTCCAATTTATTATATTTTGCTGAAAACTTTTTTTATATTGTCAATCTAGACACTGGACGACAGACCATTTCACTGCACAAGTGTCAAAAAAGAGCGTTGAGAAAGATGCGTGACAACAGGTTTGTCATATTACTAGCGAGCAGACAGTGTGGTAAAACAACAATGATGACAATATACGCGTTGTGGAACGCGTGTTTCAATGACGATCAGCGTATATTGATTGTAGCCAATAAGGAGGGTACTGCGATTGAAATTTTTCAACGAATCCGATTGGCTTATGAGGAGCTACCCAACTGGTTGAAGCCAGGTGTTAAAGAGTATGGAAAGACAAGCATGACGCTGGTCAACGGCACACGTATTGGAATCAGCACCACCACCGGAACTGCTGCCAGAGGTCAGTCTGTCAATTGTTTGGTGCTAGACGAGCTTGCGTTCATTGACGCGCATTTGGTTGATCCATTCTGGAAATCGGTTTATCCGATCATCTCGAGCTCGAAAAAATCTAAAATTTTTATCGCTAGCACTCCTAACGGTACAGAAAATCTTTTCTACAAATTATATACAGGCGCAGATGCCGGTGAGAATGGATGGACACCAGAACGAATAGACTGGTGGGAAATACCGGGTCGTGATGACAAGTGGAAAACACAAACTGTCAAAACATTAGGCAGTGTTGACACGTTTGATCAAGAGTTTGGGAACGTGTTTTTACAATCTGGTGAGAGTGTTGTTGATGAAGAGTTGATGGACATGCTCACATTATCAACAAAAGCACCTGCACATGTACTAGAAGAAGGTGCATACAAAATATGGAACCCACCTGAAGAAGAGCACATATATACAGTTGGTGTTGACATCAGCGAGGGTGTCGGAAAAGCTGCAAGTGTGGTACAAGTGTTTGATATAACAGACCTAACATGTATAACACAGGTAGCATCATACACGAGCAACAGCATCAGTCCTTTCAATTTCACAACCAAATTATACGAGATCTTACAACAATGGGGATCGCCATTAGCGTTGATCGAGAGAAACAACTGTGGTGCACAAGTTGTAGACACACTAAAAAACAAGTATGATTATGAAGGTATCGTGACATACATGCCCAATCAAAAGAAAGTTGATCCAAATCGCCTAGGTGTTCTGGCACATACAAATACAAAATACAAAGGTGTTGTGAACATGAGATACTGGATGAACGAGCTCAAATGTGTGGTGTTACAAGACGCGAGAACAGTACACGAGCTGAAAAACTTTGTACGATATCCAAACGGAACATGGAAAGCTCGTGAAGGTGTCGACATGTATGACGATCACGTGATGGCCATGATCTGGGCGTTGATGATTCTTGAAACAGCGATAACACAACAATATCTTGAGATCGTGAAAATGGATGACAATGACCGCCCGTTGATCGTGAAACCTCTGGATTTTGGCATTCAAGCTTTTCAACCAAAAGAAGGACCCATCACACAGTTCATGAACGAGCAGATGATGCCAGTGATGTTCAGTGATTTCACCAGCAACGACGACATTATGGATCTAGAGTCTCAAGGATGGAAGATGATGTGATATAAATAATGTAAGCATGAACAACGATATACCACAATCCATATTGAACAAGTCGAGAACCGACAAATTCATCATGGTGTTGTCTTTGCCCAAAGCTTTACGAGAAGTCAACACAAAGAACGATCGTCAAAACACCAACGTGATTCAAGACTCGTTACAATTCAGCATTTATGGAGTGGTGATACCACGTGTTGTCGTAACAGATGTTGAAGGTAGATACAGCGGACAAACATTTCATTTCACGAGTCACAAAAGACCAGCTTATGACAATGTCAAGGTGAAATTCACAATTGACAACAGATTCAACAACTACTGGGTCATATACAAATGGATCAATCTGCTCAACAACAACCAGGAAGGCTTTTTCCATGCTGAAGACATTCCCATTGTGGATCAACCATACGATTTATACTCGACAAACATAACAGTGTTTGGTCTAGATGAATATGATAACAGGACAATACAGTTTGATTTCGTGGGAGTCATACCTGTGTCGTTAGGAGAAATCGATTACAATTACAGGGATGCAAACGAGATTGAAACAGATTTCGAGTTCTCTTTTTCTCAGTTAATAGCTAAATTGTTGTAAAATGCAACTGAGATCAAATAAATACTTTTAAGGATTTTAAATTATGGCACGTACAATACAATCACCAGGTGTAGAGATTAACGAAATAGATCTTTCTTTGAGACCAGACCTTCCGGTCGGTACCAACATTTTAATACCAGGATTCAGTCCTGCAGGACCAGTAGACGAGGTGCTACAGGTAGCAAGTTTGTCTGAATTCGAACAAGTGTATGGGTTACCGACCAACGCCACAGAAAGATATTTCTATCATACAGTTAGAGCAGCTTTCCAAAGCCCGGGTAACATTTATGTTACACGTTTACCGTACGGTGCAGATCGTGGTGACACAATAGCTTCAAAACACTATTCAGCAACTCTGTATCCTGTTGTGATCAGTAAGGTAAACAGTGACGGTTCATCCGGTGATAATGTACCATTAGACGGATTGTACGATTTGATGACCAACCCATTATCGGCTGATACAGATGTAGTAGTGAACATAAATGAACCGACATACGTTGAGCTCACGCAAGATGAGTATCAGAGTGTTATTGATGGTGATATCGAATGGGGTGCGACAAATGGCATAACCGGCGATACCGTTTTAAAGCAAATAGCTTCTGCGGGTGTTGTAATTTTGAACGATAGGTCATTGACAATAAATGAAAAATTCGAAGGTTACTACGTAGGGTTAGTTGATAACAATGAATTCTACCCGAACTCACCATATGAGAGTATCGAGAGTGTTGGTACTATTAATAAAAATAGTAAAAATGCACCAGGAGATGCATATCGTACAGTCAGCCCAACACGACTTTCTTTTCCATTAAAATCAGCCAAAGACGGTGATTTAGCATATGTTGAAGGTTCCATTTCAGAAGTATTTGAAAACATGCCTCCGAACGACATATCAACAAGTGAATTTAAAGACATTTTAGTACTCGGTGTTTTCAAACTGAGAAAATCAACGCTTGACCCAGACACAGAGAAATTAAGCTACACTTTATCTGAATATCATATCGGTTCATTGAACGCAAATCGTGAGCAGTTCGATCCGAATGGAGGAACACCTGTATCATACGCGCTTGCTGATGTCACGACAAATTCACCAAATTTCACATTGATGGTGAATAAACATCTAGCAGATTCCGGTGACTGGATCAACAGAGACGCCACAACAAACACAGCAACATATGCAACCGGGATTGAAGACACTACACAATCAGGTGTGAAATCAAGAGTGCAGATGAAAGTATCAAATGAAGCAAAGAAACTTTATGCACATGGTGTATATAAACAAGTTTCGGAAGTCAAAAGCACAGTAGGTGCTATACCATCAAAACTGGATCGTGTGTTTGAATTAATAGACAATCACGAATTGTTTCCATTGGATATCACTTTAGAAGCTGGATTGGGTACGATTTTCGCAGCGACATACGGTGGTAGATCAGAAGCAAATTACGATGATGAAAAATTTTACGACTTAAACAAAGGTGTTGGTCCTGATACACTGGCTAGCAATCCGGATTTTGATATAGCTAATTGGAATGCCCAAGATGGTCCAGCAGATTGTTGGGATTACACTGGAAATAATCCGGATGATTACGGAATCTACGGTACTGGTCAAAAGCAATTTTTAGGAGGCCCGGTCATGTGGTATCGTAATGTCGCGAACCGGTTTGTTGAATTTGCAGAGAAGAAACGCAAAGACCACATGTGCATACTTGACCCGCTCCGCCATATATTCGTACAGGGAATCAATGGAACTGTACTGAGTGACAAAAGCAAAAATTTTAGCCAGCACGTATACTGGCCTCTGAGACATATTTATCAAAGCATCAACACGAGTTACGGTGCTGTATATGGTAATTGGGCCAAGACATTTGATGGTCAGTTAGGTCGTAATGTGTGGGTTCCGATGAGCGGGTACTTATCAGCAACATATGCCAACACTGATGCTAATTTCCAACCATGGTTCGCACCAGCTGGTTTCACACGAGGAGTGTTGAACGGTATTGCTGATATCGCAATATACCCGAAACAAAAACATCGTGACCAACTTTACAAAATCAATATCAATCCGATAGCAAATTTTCCGAATGATGGCTTCACAGTATTCGGCCAGAAAACATTACAGGCCAAGCCCAGCGCGTTTGATCGAGTCAATGTGCGTAGATTGTTCTTGTTTCTCGAGAAAGCCACTCGCGCAACAGCCAAATACTTCATTTTTGAACCCAACACACTATTCACCAGAACGCAAGTCTCAAATGTACTTGCACCGATTTTCGATCGAGCCAAAAACACACAAGGTTTGTTCGATTACTTGTTGATCTGCGACGAGAGAAACAACACACCTGATGTGATCGATCAGAACGAGATGGTGATTGATATATACATCAAGCCGGTACGAGCCGCAGAATTCATCTTGGTGAACTTCTACGCAACAAGAACCGGTCAAGACTTCAGCGAGTTAGTGTCGTAACCATAAATATTAATAACCATGCCAGACGTAAATCAAACAATAACGGACTTTTACAGAGTATCACAAGAGAAAGACTTTCAACGCGATTTTCAGTTTCGTGTGTTGAACATCCAAGGAGGAGACGGCACGTCCGTTACATTTACTGAAGATGATCTGGTGTACATTCGCACCGCTACATTACCTGGAAAGAGCATTCAAAACAAAGTTGTACCTTACATGGGATTGCAATTCAACATTCCCGGTAGTGTACAATATGATGGTTCAGCCAATTGGTCGGTACAGTTCTATTGTGATCAAGCAAGTGCCATCAGACAAACTTTTGAAAACTATTTAACAGATGTGTTTGACGACAGCACCAGCACCGGAAATTATTTCATGCCACGAGCCAATGCTATCGTGGACATGGTGCAGCTGGACACGCAACTTGAAGCAGTTGCAACATATCAGCTAGTAGGAGTGTATGCCCAGTCAGTAGGAGCTTTGAACTACAGCCCAGCAGACGGTACAGGTGACACCATGAAGTTTGATGCCACGCTAGCATACCAATACTGGCGCCGAACCACACCATAAAGTAGCGTTCCCATATAAGTAGTTATATGGGGTTTTTAGACAAGCTCGACCGGGCGGCAGCCAAGGTCAACAATTTCGCTAGCAAAGTAACTGATACTCTCGGTTTCTTCGGTGCTGATGTTGTCGGTCTAGTAGAAGGCAGAATGTTTCCATATCGTGACCATTTTCATCAGATGCTCGATCAATGGGACTTCGCGATTCCCAGCAGAAATCTATGGGTTGTGTATATCGAGCGCTTTCCAGTAGGTTTGTTTCATGAAACGAACAATCGCTCGCTTGTGAACATACTCGATTTGAACGGTGTGGGCTTGGATCCTAGTGACAAGAAATGGAAAATTTTGAAAAACGTTAAATCGTTGACACGTTATGAATATCAAGAGACACCTGGCGGGTGTGTGTTTGCTCAAGGTGTTGCCATACCAGGTGAAAATTTCAGTGTGTCACACGTGAAGCCAAACAACAATCGTGGGTTGATTCCAGGTCGTGTGGCTGGTGAGCGAAGCACACCGCAAGAGTTGATACTCGATTTCCGGGAGACTAACACGTCTTTTGTGGACAACATAGTGAGACCCTGGATTATCATGGGGAGCCATTATGGGTTCGTTGCACGTGACCCAAGTGATATAAAAAATGTTCAAACAAATGTCCACGTGTATCAACTGGGTAAAACAATGTCTGACATTCCGAATGTGCATCGTAAACACTGGACATATTACAATTGCGTGCCCACCAGAATCAATCAAGCACAGCTCACGTATGATTATGACACGGTGAACACAATAAACCAAACCATATGGTCATACACACATCATTCTGTTGAGCAATTGCCCGGGCTGCCCATGTCATTGGTGATGGATCAGATCATGGGTGGTGGTGTGATGAACATCATAGACAAAAACACTGACAATAAATTTTCAAAAACTATACGTAAATTCACAAAACCTATTGACTCGGTCAAAAACGCTGGCAAGGTTTTGAAAAATCTATTTTGATAGATAAGTGTTTAAGTGATAAACGGGTTTAGTTACAACGTGTACATTCCTAGTCTGCGTAGATCTGTCAGATATTCAGAGCTGAACAGCATGACATACATGGTCATATTGAAATACATACAAAATGACGATGATGATGGACTGGAACACATGCTTGAACATTTGATCGAGCAGCTATGTGTTGAAGAGATCAACATGAAAAAACTGACAAGACTTGACAAATATTGTATTGTGATGACCATCATCATGGTTTGTGTAGGTAACACGTTGCAATACAACATTTTATGTCCAGAGACTGACAAAGAGTATATGATAGACATCGTGCTTGGTAACATCATCTCACAGATCAACGAGATTGATGTGACCGACATGCGTGTAGATCTTGACGAACACAACTATATAACCATGACCACTCCTGGTTCCATCAGAGGATCCATAACGAACACGCTGTCTCAAGTGTGTATCAACGGTAAAACGTACGACGTGACCGGACTGACCGGCGATCAACTCAATGGATTGTTCGACAAGTTGCCGTACAACATATTCAGCGAGCTGCAACAAACATACAAAAACATAAACAAACAGTGTGACGACATAGTGTACATGCAGTACAAATCACCATACGTGAAGGATTCTCGTGAGGTGAAGTATCGATTCAACTTGTACAATGATGAGTTTTTCAAGTTCATCAAACTGTTGTTGCGTGAGGATTTGCTCAACTATTACAAGATGTACTACTCGTTGACCACCAAATTCAAGTTCGACATGACGTACATACAATCGATCACCCCGACCGAGATCAAGATGTACCTGGGCATGGTGCGTGACGATATCAAGAAAAAACAAGAACAACTCGAGCAAGCCTCAGGCAAACAAAAACAGAATCTGCCTGTCAGTGCACCTCGCAACGACATGGACAGTTGATTATCACGTGTTTGACACTATATAAATATGATGACACACACCGAAATTAGCTACGACGATCTGCTCAAGGAGTTACAAGAATATAACAACAATTCCTACATCATGATACACGTGCCATCCGTTGGACAAGCTGTCAAATTCAAACCGTTGAGTGTCAAACAACAGACCAGCATAATCACTGGCGTGTTGACATCTGATCAATCCAACAACATCTATTCGTATCAAAACGTGATCGATCGCTTGATACAAGAGAACTGTGATCCGGACGTTGTTGATCAGCTGATGATATTTGACCGTGCTTGCATCTTGATACAGCTACGATTGCACACCATAGGAGACACTATCACGGTTGGCGATCAAACATACGACTTGCAACAACACGTGGACACTTTTGCTGAACATCAATTGACTGAACAAATTTTACAGGGTGACATGTCTTACGAAGGCATCGAGGTGACATGTCAAGCACCCACGTTGAGAGTGGATCATCGAATCAACGAGATGGTGCCAGAGATATTCTCCAACACTGCAGACAAAGATTCTGTAGGAAACATATTTCTTGTGGAGCTGGCCAAGTTCATAACACACGTGAACTTCTCTGGTAACAATATTGACTTTTCCGATTTGACCCTCAAACAGCGCGTGCAAATATGCGAGATGTTGCCCATGACATTGAGTCAACAGGTGGTGCAATACATCGAGTCTGTACGTGAATTCGAACAACCGTACGTGAACATCGACACACAAGATGGCACAATAGAGATTCCTGTAGACTCACAGCTATTCAACAGATGAATAAGTACTTGTAGGAAGTACTTGTAGTGGATTCACAAACATTCAATCAGTTGCTTGATCGTTTGATCATGTATATAGACACGTTGGACGCGGAACCGACTGATGCTAAACTGGTGGTTGATTCAGTCACACAATCTCTGATGAACGTGATACCACAACCAGAGCAGATAGATTATCCAAGCATCTCACCAGAACAACCAACACAAGGTGCTGGACATGATCTGAAATACTTCAGAGGAGAACTCAAGGTGCCCACGATCGATCGAGAGCATGATGTGGAGGTGCCCATGAGCACCACGCCAAACATACCACTCCCCATGTTCGCGTTACCGTTGTTGATACCGGCGGGTGCGGGGATGGTGAGGCCCCCAGTACGGATCAAGAATCGGCGACCCAAGAGACCACGCCCGGGCACCCGACGGAACCAGAACCGGCGCACCAGGCGACCGGCGGCTCGCGCTCGACGCAAAGCGTCTCGAGCTCGCCGGCGACAAACACTGAGAGACAAGAGACGTAAAGCGAGAGTTGAAAAAGAGCAGACCCGCAAGAACGCTAAAAAGATCAATAGAAAAACAGAACGTGCTCAAAAACAACAGCAAAGAAAGAAACTCCAGGAATCTAACAAACCACCTAAACCAGAGCCAGACGGTCTACCAGACAAACTCAAACAGCAGCTTGTCGAAAAAAATCCGAAACGATTCAAGCTTGACGACTATGGTAATCTACGTGAGATAAACCCGGATGGCACCAGCAGACGCCCTGATGAAAAAGATCTAGTCAAGATACTAGACGAACTGGATTACCCTAATTTTCCCAAGGGTCTGAAAGCGCTGATCAGAGCCTGTGCAATTGCCGGAATCGCATTCACAATTTATGACATGTACCGGTTGTATGATATTTATAATAATGATGAGTTGACCAAAGATCAAAAGATCACTCGCTCTGGACCGATAATTGGAGCACTGCTAGGTGCAACTGGTGGTGCAGTGGTCGGTGGTGTGGTTGGTAGTTTCATAGGTCCATGGGGAACATTTTTAGGAGCTTTAGTCGGTGGCATTGGTGGTTCTCTAGCCGGGGATGAGTTAGGAGCACTAGTAGCTGAATACATTGTCGGTAATGAACCTCCAAAACATCCCTCCGGTAAGGATTGGGATGAACTAACACCCATGGAACTCGAGTCATGGTGGACATATCAAGCCAACAAACAACAGGAAACATTCATAGACTCGACATCAACACAACAGATGGATCCACAACCATTTCCAGATCTCAATCCACCGGAGCCACAATTCGAGTTGCTACCCATACCAGATGACACAAACGATGTTGATGTGCCGCAAACAGACTCCACAAACACACAACAACTTGACGATCTGATCTCTGTACACATACAACAGAGAAAACAACATGGACAAGAAAGACAGCAACTGATCGAGAAGATACAACAGCTAGCATGAACCAACAAAAATTCATAAACCTTCTCGGATCATTACAAAGACACATCGACAATCGATTGTCTAAACGTGATGTGCAAAACGATCAGCTGGCTGATCAATTGTCGAACAGAGTGGTTTCTGCTGTCAAATCAACAACCGAATTAGCAGAGGACAAAATAAGCAGAATCAATGTTGTACCAGACAAACCACGTGATGTGTACATGATAAAACCTGGTCACTTGAACTCGATAAACATTCAGTTCCCAGAAAAGAAACCATTTGTCATACCTCTGGATATTAAATCTGCAACTCCAACTGGTGGCTTTGGATTGCCTCTGCTTGCTGGTTTACCATTTTTACCTGGAGGTTCACTACCTCCGTCAGGACCAAGTCAGGTACAACAGCCGCTGATACGACCTCCTGCTCCATCACCTAGACCTACACCTAATCAGAGACAAACTAGACCGATAGCAGTTGATACTAAAAAACCTACCGTACAAGACGAAAAACAAAAGACAAAACCTATACAACAAAAACAAGAAAAACCTCAAAGACGCACAATACTACCAGAACCAAAGAAGTTACCGGTTGAGAAACCAAAGGAGACACCAAAGAAGGTACCAGTGGAAGAACCAGAAAAGGTACCAAAGAAGGTGCCAGTGGAAGAACCAAAGAAGGTACCAGTAGAAGAACCAAAGAAGGTACCAGTAGAAGAACCAGAAAAGGTACCAAAGAAGGTGCCAGTAGAAGAACCAAAGAAGACACCTAAGAAAACACCGGTTGTGGACCCGAAGAAAAAACCCGGACCAAAAGCTGATCCTCCCAAACCAATTGAAATTAAAAAATTTCCGGGTGGACCAAAAATAATCGAGGTCAAGCCAAGCGATGCACCTGATATAACAGGGCCTAGAGTGACACCAAAAAAACCATCTGCTGTACCCGATCTTGAGGATTTTATACGTGATACACCATCTAGGACACCATCTCCATGGGATGCGCGTTCATCACCGGAGATGAGCTCGTTCATGAGAAGAATTTCTGATCAGAGTGTTTCAACGCATAGCCGTTTATCAAAGCCTGGTGCACCAAAAAAGCTGAAGCCATTGAAACTGTCACAACCTCCAAAGATGGTGATGTTCAACGCAGTCACTGGCGCTGGTGTTGAACTGTATTTTTTCACGCTGAGCTGGTTAGTCACCACAATTGAACATAAACAAATACATGATGAGCAAAAGAAACAGATACGATTGTCACATGAATATCAAATATATTTTCTTGAGACATTATCGAACAAACCCATCATGCTGAGTCAAATTGATCGACGAGTAGCTAAATTGACCGGGGCAAACAAACCTGGTGCGATCAAACAGCCTACTGAGCAAATGTACTCATCAGCAAGAGAACAAGTTATTGCCAGTGAACACCGCGCGCGTTTTGATGAATACTATGATAAAATTTTTATGCCGGTTGCTGGTAAAAATTACATGTTGGAGCTCATGACAGACCCATTTCGTAATTTTCAGCAAAATGCAGCTCTCGAAACACTGATCGACCAGCACCCAGACACATGGTATCAGGTACATGAATATTGGGTGCCACCTGAAGCATTACCCGGTGTCGAAAAACCTTGGACACCAGATAAAAAACCGATCAACACGATTGATGATGCAGAGTTTTATTTTCAACAACAAGTGATACCCATGCTCAAACAGCTAGGAGATAGAGATTTCATAACAGATACAGAACAAGCAGTCAAAGACAGAAGAGCTCGTCGAATCAAATCCGGGTTGCGAGTAGATGTTGAAGCTGCTGGTGAGGTGCTGGTACCTGGAAAAGACAACAAAGATCTACCGACAATACGAGAGTACAATCGAAACAAAGGCATGTCAAATTTACAGGCAGCAACACATCAATCGATACTGGATCAAATAGACATGATCGCTGCCACGTCATCTTCAGATGAAACTAACACACAATACAACAAAATAAAACCACCAAAATCCACGTTTGACAGTTATGATCAATATGACATGCCAAATGTGGATGTGGCTTAAATAATTATAATATGGACGAGACCACAAATTATGATCAGATACAGCAATTGATATCCAGACTGGATCAAAAAGTCGCGGAAATAAATGCTACCCGAACTGATCCTTCTGTCATAGCCAGTCAAATCACATCCAATTTGCAAGGTTTCGTCGGTGTGGTGATAAGCAATTTCCTGTCTAAAAAGAAAGAGGAAGAAGAAGAGCTCAAACGTCCTCGTGAGATGATCCAACCGGTTATTCCAATTGACATCGTGAGCGTGTCACCAGGTGCTGCTGGTCAGATAGCAGCAGCGTTAGAAGCAGCTGGCATTGGAAAATACAACATCAAGATCAATCAAATCAACCAACAATCCGAAGGTGATTCAGGTGGCATGTTCTCTTCGATTATTGGAATGGTGATGAAAGTTGTCGGTTGGGTCGCAACAAATCTAGCAGCGTTGCTCATGAGACTAGGTCCATTGTTGTTACCGCTGGCAGCCGGCGCCACAGCAATTGGTGTGGGCATGTTGTTTGCAGATGAAATTTCTGAGCTAATGGGATGGGCAGAGAACCCTGAACAGGCGTTACAGGGTGACAAAGCAATTTCAACACAATCAAACATCGATTTTAAATCGATCAGTGAAACAGATGACTTTGAAAGATCGATGGAGGATTCTGCACCTGGTACACCACTGGAAAGATTCTTCGAGACAGAAACTGGTGATGAGTATATACAACAGATAGAATCACGAGTCGAGGGAGCAGAAGAAAGTCGAGCTCGTATGGAAACAACCATGCAAATGGCCGGTGAGCAATTTGATCAGTTGTACGATGTAGACACGATTGAAGAAAAATCCGGTGGTAAAGTAACGGGTCAACAGTTACGGCAAGAGTATATCAAAGCAGCAGTTGCAGGTGATCTGAACGTAGAGAAGCTACAGAACACTGCCATGTATTTGTCAGGTGAAGGGTCAACACAGGACAAAGTATCTGGCGCGATTGACCGGATCAATCAAGATCGTGAGAAAATGTCACTGACTCAAGCTGAGCAACAGATCGTGGTTCAACAAGCCAATTCTGGTGCACAGTCGATGGACCAATATTTCAAGAGCGAGCAATACGTTAACAACCTGGTGCAAAACAGCGATGAAATCACCAAGATGCAATACAACATGTTACAACAAAAGTCACAGACTTTCGCAGTACCAGACACATCACCGCCGGCACCTGCGAGTGACACTCTGGAACTACCGGATGCACCTATCATATCATCACCACAAGCTGATACCGACAAAGTGTCACACCTAGCTGAATTGATAGACTTGAGCAATCAAGAGCTACAACAAGGCAATCAACAACTAGCATCTATTTACGAAGCATTGCAAACATTACCAGACCAATCATCATCACAAACAAACAACATTTCAACACAATCTGAAACTGATGATCCATTCAATGTTGAATTGGTGCGTTCCATGGTGTCGTGAACGTCAGTGTAAAACGAGTATCCACTCATAAATATACATATGAACCCACTGTTTAAACTTGTTGAGATTACCGCAGCTAACCAGCTTGGATCATTTTTCAACATGCCAAACGATCAAACCTTTGGCCCAGCACCAAAAATTGTACCGTATGGTAGCAGAGGTGATGGAGAAGACCAGGCAATAGAAAACAAAAATCTTTCGAAATACCTGACAACCGTCAATGTGACAAACGAGTATCCATGGACAAACGCCCCTAGACTTGTATCAACCACACCAGACAGTCATTTGAACGCTCGATACGATGTGCCTAGTTTGGAACTCAGAGAAGAATCAATTCAATTGAATCCAGCGTTCAACAACCTCGCACGGAATTTATACATCGCCGCTGATAACGCACAGCAGCTCTCAGACGTTTACAGTAGTATCAATAAAAATTATGGTACAGCAGTCCAAACCGGTGTGAATGCTTTCCTGGCCAGTCGAGCTGCATCATTACTCGGAGCCGGAACTACCGGTACCGCTTTAGCAGCAATCGCGGGTGGGGCTGTAGGTTACACCAACGCTGATGAGATCATATCTGATCAGTTAAATAAGGTTACAGGTTTTGTGAAAGACTTCAAGGATGATTATCTTGGTGATCCATCAGCAGCATCTAACCGTTATGGTCCACGCACGCGTTTTCAGCCATATCATTACTCGACAACAACTCAAGGAAATGATCGCTACTTGGCACCATATCAAGACATATATTCGACTAAATTGACCGGTTGGAGATACAAGTTTCCATATCTTGAGGATCAGCAGCGCAGCAACGCATCAGCTTTTGGTGCTCAAGGATTGGCGATTGGTGGTCTTGTTGAAAAGGCGCGAAAATTGACAACAGCATTTGGTGAGCTGTTCTCACCTGGTGTGTATATAGACACCGCGCAAAATTTTCAATTCACTGGACTGGAAAAAAGCTATTCATGCAGCTTTCCGTTGTTGAACACAGTTGATCAGTACGACATCATACGAAACTGGCAGCTGTTGTTCTTGTTGACATATCAAAACAGGCCAAATCGAATCGATCGTGTGCAAATCGCACCGCCGAAAATATATGAAGCCATGATACCAGGTGTGTGGTACTGTCGACATGCTTACATAAGCAATTTGTCTGTTGATTTTGTGGGTAACAGAAGAAAAATGACATTGCATGTACCTATAGATAAGTTCACCACTAATAACTCTGCTGGTCAATCCAGAGGCAGTCTGCTCGATCGAGCCGTTGATGCTGTCGGAGATTTTATAAAAGACAAATTCACAAGTGCATTTGAAGAAGTGACCGGAATTGACATCACCCCGGACAGTCGAGTTGCCAGTCGAAACGGATTGGAAATAAACGGTGACACGATAGCTGTCACAACAATCATACCTGATGCATATCAAGTGAACATGACATTACGAGAGCTGGTACCGGAATCTCAAAACACCATGTTTGCAGCGATTCGGAAACCTAACACCATCACTGTTACAACAGGTGACACGGAACCTTTTAGTCCAACACTACCTATGAATGGTCAAAAATTCCCAAAAGGTAAAAAACCGAAGAACTCAAATCCATCATCACCTTTTAATTTTCCATCTCAAGAAGCTGACTTTTATTTCCAAGATTCGACTAGTACAGCTCCACCACAATTTAAGCCACCGAGTTAAGACATGACAGACATAACAACCAGAGGTGAATATCAGCAAAAAATTCGAGAATTACCAGATCTTGAGTCGTATGATTTTGAGAACATTTTCAAATTGTGTTTCGATCCGGACAAATCAGCATATTTTTACAACATAATCAAAACTGTAAACATGCCTAACACCATAGACCGGTCGTTGTTCATGATACACACTGCACACGCACAACAATCCATGACAGCTTTGAGTTATTCTATTTATGGTACACCGAAACTCTGGTGGTTGATATGCGTGGTGAACAATATATCTAATCCTGTACAATTCATCCCTGCAGGTGCAGCTGTCAAAGTGATCAAACCACGGCATGTGTCATATGTTGTCGATTTGATCAAGCAGAATCTAGTCGATTGACATGTCTACCGGTAGTATTAACAACACGGCAACGTTTTCAGACACGCGCACGTTTGATTTCACATGCTCGTTACAGAATGGAGAAACTGCTGTTGAGATAAGAAAAGATGCCATCATGGACCTCGTGATAGAAGACACAACCATGAACTGGTACGTGAGAGGTTATATAGACATCATGAACCCACGCGGAGCGCTTGAGGCCAGTATAGCTAATATTCAAGATTACACGCGTGAGACATATATTTTCCGAAACGATTCAACCGATTTTTTAGACTTAAGAATGTGTCCCAATCTTGCTTCACTGGATGACACGACCACCACCATACATGATGATTTTTACGTGATGCATTATCGTTTGTCAGTATATTCTGTCAAGGACATAACATCTACATCAGGTGGCGACAAAAAGATAAAAAGGCTGTTTTTTGTGGATTACAGATACTTGCTGTTTTCAAAACTCAACAGCACGTTCACAACATCTGCGTATCTTACAGGAGCAGTGGCGCAACTTGACGATCGTGATCGAGAGATACCATCTGGTGATGCGATCAAAAATTTAATCACCGAGTCATTACCAGATGAACAAATTTTCAGCCCGTCATGGGAGTCTGGTTCGAGCCGTATCGAGTTCACTTCACCAGCAAACAACAGATGTATTGACGATCTAGACGAGCTTGTGAACATGCATGTGAGTGACGATGTATCAGGCAATCAACCTTGTATTTTACATTTGGATCGCGCCACATCTACGTGGAGCATGGTACCACTTAGCACGTTATTTGATTATGCGGTACAAAAAACAACCAAAGGAATTGCCACACAATATGTACCAGGCATCTGGCAGACAGAACAATTCGTCATTGGCCGTGATGTTGGATTTGAAGAACGTGACTCTGTCAATCTGAACGAAAAAATTCGTACACCACAGACAAATAGCCTGTATATAAATTACAATTTCGGTACATCGAGCAACATAGAAAATTATAGATTTGTCGAGATGCATGGTGACATGAATCAAACATTGTTCACCACCCACCCGGTGCATCAAAACAACATTCGTACCAAACAGTTCATGATCAACATGTCGACAGCCAACACATCAGCATTGACATCCATGCTCAAAAAACAAGTTGTTGACAACATGATAGTGGATCAAAGCACCATTGATGATGTTCCGTTGAGTGTCAACGTTGATCCCACACGATATCAAAACAGAACATTGGAGCATGTGTACGTGAACAGCGATTTATACTCGTCAATGTTGTCGTCTGGTCGTAACAATTTGCTCAAGAAAATTTTGTTTCAAAGCAACGCTATAGAATTCACAGTACCTGGTGAAACAACACGACGTGCAACTCGGTTCATCTCTGTGCAGTCCAATAAAACCTCTGGTACACACGAGAACAAATACAATGATAAGGTTGAAGGCCAGTATCTTGTGATTGGAGTCACGCACAGAATCAAGAACAACACATACACCAACAAAATTGTAGGGGTCAAGCCATACAATTTTGCACATAATTTTGCATCAGACAAGGCAATCATGGAGACATACACAAATGAACAAGGTTAAAAAGACACATTTACCAGCACTCGTTGACACACAACTGGTCAATAGCACACGTTTTCTAGGCACATTGGAGACATTGCAGCAAAATATTCTTGAATTTGCTGATTTTATCAATTATTATTGTGTAGGTTCAATCAATCGTACAAATAAGCAGTTACATGAACCCGTGAGCCATCAAGTTCAGTTCTTCAAGGATCTGAATGACAAGGCATTACAAATAAAGGACAACAAAAAAGGTGTGTTCAATGAAACATACTTAAAAGATCAGCAAACTGAGTATGACGATCTGCCAGAACAATTTGGATTAGACGATATTCCATACAACAACACCGAGTTTATAGTGTATTGGGTTGAGAAGTACCGTACATCACATGATTTAATCAAAAAATTGTTGCATGATGCTGACATGTTACCCAAAGAAAACGAGAATGGTGAGTACAATACTGAAAATGTATACTTCAACGACTTCAGCGAGAGCATGTACTCGTTGAAATCAACAACACTGTATAACGCCCCACGTGAATCTTTACCGATTTGGGATGTGAAATGCACTTTGGTCAAAGAGATGGGCGGAAAACACACCATTCCTAATCAATACACAAGCACATCTGTGTACAACATACATAAAGATGTGCAATATCTTGCCAACATGTCGAGTAGAACCACAACAACCATGTTTAGAAACAACATGAAGAACATTTTAGACTGTGTGTCAGTAGATCAACGCATCGAAAACGAAGAAACCGGTGAATTGACCCTCAAATCTGTAAAAATAACAGATTCGAAGCAGTCTCATGGCGGTAATCTAGTGGCAGATTCATTTCACACCAGTAGAATGTGGCAAAACGCCGAGCCACTGGCACGTATCGTTGTTGAGACACTGTCCAACATGTCGTATGTGCTCAATTATATGGATAAAAATTTAAGAGACAACATGCAAACATGGGGACAATTCAAAACCAAATCGATTATTGAAAACACAACCGAGTATGTCGATCTGTTACACGACACAATTGAAATAACTCTTGAGGAACTACCAGGTACTAGTCGGACAATTGAGGAGGTTCTTGGTTGACGTCATCGTCTTGTGTGACATCAACAATTTTTGCATCCTCGATCAGTTTGTCAAGCATCTCTTCTCTTGTCAAAGACAGTTGATTGTTGTGTTCTGCTTCCAATAATTGATGTTTTGCAGCAATATCAAGCTGTTTTAGCTTGGTCGATGTGTCACTTTTCTTGTCTTGTACAAGAATCTTGCTCAAAGTGTCAATACTTGATGTGGTTGCTTTCAATAGCTCTGCTAAAGAGCTGACACCATCAGCATCTGGGGCACATTGCACGTATTGCTTGACGGTACCTACCATGTCTATACTGTCTTGAATCAATTTTCCGGTGCTATTCAGTATAAAATCTTCTAATTCCTCTGGTTTGAGCTTAAAATCTTCATTTTTATTAGCAGCTTTTACATCTGCATGATTATCCTTCAATTGACTTATCAAATCATCAACACTCTCAGAGATATCTTCATCTTCTGGTAAAAAATCATCATTTGAATCTTCATCCATGCAAATACTTATCTAGAAACGTTGAATATCAAGAGACATACTATATAATAGCGTTATGATAACAGTAAATGTGACAGGACATGGGTCGTTTGTTATTGATAGTGGCAAACTTAATGAGCTTTTGAAGTGGTTGAACAATAACTCGATGCAAGTTGAGGTAAACAAGAGACCATTACACTCAAATGATACATTATTGAATGAATGAGGCATGATTGAGATAAAATTAAAGAAAACTCACCCGGATGCGGTGTTACCACAAGCGAATAATCCTGATACCGGTACAGGTGACACGGGCTTCGATCTAGTCGCTGTGGAAAACACTGTGATACCCGCTGGTAAAAGCAACGTTGTACCTGTAGGTTTAACATTAGCAGATATAACACCAGGATATTGGATACGTATCGAGCCTCGAAGCGGTCTGGGCTTCAAGCACAGTATACAACCACATTTAGGTGTTATAGACAACGGATATAGAGGTGACTTAGCTGTGAAATTGTATAATTTTGGTAACACGAGTGAACATAGAGTGAAAAAAGGTGACAAAATAGCACAACTTGTCGTGTATGAATTGTTACAACCCGTATTTTCGTTCACAGACACGGTTACAGAGTCTACTAGAGGTGACAAAGGCTTCGGCTCATCAGATCAAGAGTATAATACTGTGCCATTCAAGCATAAAAAAGATGTATCGCCATATAAAATCAAACAAACAGACGATAATTGGAATTATGAAAATGTATATTATAATGGCATTGAGTATATACCTAATCCTATGAAAGTAGACCAGTCAGATCCAGATTTCATACCAGATACACCAGATAGTGTATCAACTTCAGACGGATCAACAACGTACACAGCAGAAAATGTTTGAGGATCTATGGATCGAGAAGTACCGCCCGGGTACTTTTGATGATATTGTGTTATCTGACAGAAATCGTGAACTTTTAACCAGTATAACAGCACAAAAGAGCATACCAAACTTGTTGTTCGCTGGTAAACCAGGCATAGGTAAAACGTCATTGGCTAAGATACTTGTGAATGACGTGTTGAAGTGTCAGTACCTGTATATAAACGCGAGTGATGAGAATGGTATTGATACTATCCGGACCAAGGTGACCAATTTCAGCAAGATACGCAGCATCGATGGAGCTATAAAGGTGATAATCCTTGACGAGGTTGATGGTCTCACAATAGATGCACAACGAGCATTGAGAAACACAATGGAAGAGTACAGTCAATACGTGCGATTCATACTAACAGCCAATTTTAATCACAAAGTTATACCTCCATTGCAGAGTAGATGTCAAAGTTTCGATTTGACACCTGATATAACCAGTTATACAAACAGGGTCGAGCAGATACTAGCTAGTGAATCAGTCAAACATGAGGAAATAAACACGTTGGTCAAGAGATTCTATCCAGATTTACGTAAATGTGTTAATGAATTACAGAAGCTAAGTGTTGATGGTGTGTTAAAACCAATTGATAGTAAAAATTTACATGAATTGACGCAGAATATACTGCTACTAATTAGAAACAAGAAGACGTTTCAGGCACGAAAGTTTGTTATAAACAAAGAATCTGAGTTTGGTAGTGACTATCAAGTGCTACTCAAGAATCTTTTCGAGGATATCGATAAAGAGACAATAGATACCGGAAAAAAGAGAGAGTGTCTGCTCACCGTAAGTGAGTATATGTACAGATCTGCTTTTGTACTAGATCAAGAAATAAACTTTTATAGCTGTATACTGGCTATAAGTCGAATAATTTAAAATCCTTGCATGTACACCTTGGTGCTGAAGTTGTCAACAGGTGCAGGTGTGTGATCTTGTTTGGTATCAGAGGTGGGTAATGATTTATTACCGTCGTTCACACCTGTTTGATCGTACGGATTCATGGGATCAGCCGAGTTCTCTTGTTTGATCTCTTGTGGTTCAGCTTGTGTTGGGTCATCACCACGTTGACTGTCCGGAATATCTGGTAGATTGATACCTTGTTCACTGTATTCGAGTATTTCAGATGGTACTGTAATGAAATCCATGAACATCCCCGGAGCTTTCTCGCGTACGATGTCACAATAGAAGTCATCCGCCATGTGCCCTATCTGTTGAGCACCTCCACTGACCGCAGGTCGTAATGGTTTGATGCAACTCACGCGAATATTTTCATCACACTCTGTAAACTCCTTGAGTTTGGCAAGCACAATCTCGGGTTGCTTCTTCGCCCAGTCACAACTCATCGCGTTTGATTTGAATTTGACTATATCTCCAGTTAAAAATCCACCACTTTGAAATCTCGTGATGTTGCTTTCTAGTAATGTGTCGAACTTATTCATTTTTATTATTTATAAAAAAACCTTTCGATAAGTATTTATATGTCGAATATTAATTTAACAACGTTGAATACAGGTGATGGTCAAAATACAACATATCGGGATTTGGCTCTAGATATGGCAGTTGAAGTCAATACATTGTCTAGGAATTTGTATCGCTCTGAAAATGTAACAGATATAAAGATGAGTAGAGATGAGGCTGCAATTCAAAATTCATTAATCAACATTTTCAACACTGTACCAGGACAAAAATTACTGACACCTGAGTTTGGTTTAGACTTGAGACAGTATTTGTTTGAGCCATTGTCGGAAGATATAGCTCAAAACATTGGTGAAACAATAGTTTCCGGGCTGAAAAGCTGGGAACCCCGGGTTATCCTGCAGCGAGTCAACATAACACCCGATTTTGATCAAAATCAATACATTATATCTTTGTATATCGCGATTCCTACACTAAATATTTCAGAAGCACAATACACAGGTGTGTTGAACACTGAAGGTTTTGTTTTCAGAATAACAGATGAGCAGTAAATTTACAGATTTTAATTTAGACACTAACGCGTACGCGGCTTTTGATGCTACAAGCCTGAGAGACTTGATAATTGACCGGTTGAACAAAGACAACATATTTACAGATCAGATTTTTCAAGGCAGCAATCTATCATCGGTCATAGATATTGTAGCATATTCATATCATGTTTTGTTATTCTATTTGAACAAGACATCAAGCGAAGCAATGTTCACCGATTCTGTGATATATGAAAATATGAACCGCATTGTGAAGCTTTTGAATTACAAACCGGTTGGATATAGATCATCAACATGTACTTTTGAATGCACAACAACCATTTCCTCCGGTACATATACAATACCACGGTACTCATTTGTAGATGCTGATGGTGTTATCTTTTCAACACGCGAGGACATACCTTTTGATGCATCATCAACGACAGATATTGCAACAAGCACTAGCAAATACATTTTATATCAAGGTAAATATCAAGAATACCCTGTACAGACCGCAGCTGGTGAGAAATTCGAAGTTATTACCATGGCTCTAGACAGATCAGTACTGGTAGACCATCATAGTATAGATGTATATGTACGTTCAGCTGCAACTGGTAGGATAACACAATGGACCGAGACGGATTCATTATTTTTAAACAGTAAGGACGATCAAAACTACGAGCTTCGATTGAATGAAAATTATAGATACGAAATAAAGTTTGGTGATGACGTGAATGGTAAAAAGTTACAGTCTGAAGACCAAGTTTTTGTGTATTATGTCAAGAGTGATGGAGCCACCGGAATAATCGGTCCGGGAAAACTGAAAAACAAAAATTTTGCATTATTCTCAACCAATCAATTTTCGATAATCAAGAACAACATCGAGCAAGAGAAAACAAATTATCTTACATTGAATGATGTTACTAAAATATCACTTGATAATCAAGTCACATCAACAGATCCGCAGCAATATGAGTCAGTTGATGAGATAAGACAATCAGCTCCCGGGTTTTTATCACATCAAAACCGATTGATCACAAGCAATGATTTTGAAAACTATGTCAGTACCACATATGGTAATATCATCGTTGATGTTAAAGCCATGAACAACAAGACATACATTGACCAATACATAAAATACCTTGCTGATGATCTAAACTTGCAAAAACCGGTTTTGGAATCTAGATTATTGGTGAATCATATCGATTTTGCCAGCTCGTCAACATTTAACAACATTTATATGTTTGTTGTACCCAGGCTAGAGGTCAAAAAATCACTAGTCAAGCAATCTAACTTTTTATCAGTTGCGCAAAAGGAGAATATACGCAACGGTATTGAAAGTGTCAAGAGTTTAGGTTTGGAGCCTGTGTTTGTAGATCCGGTCTATGTGGCATTTGATATTTGCGCCGGTTCAACACAGGTAGAGCCTTCTTCTGAACTAGTTGGTAAATCAAAAATACATGTTGTTAGAAATCCATCAGTTCCACGTGATGTTGCTCAGTTAAAGTTAGAGGTGATGAGTAAATTGACAACGTACTTCAAGCATTCACAGTTGTCTCTCGGTCAGCTGGTAAATATATCAGAATTACATAATAATATTTTGTCTATACCAGGTGTTGAGAGTGTTTATACAGCATCAGAAGATACAAAAACAAACGGCTTGAGTTTTGCTGTGTGGAACCCAGTATATGAACAGGATTTTAACATATATAATCAAAATTTTACATTACCAAACTTTAAATTTCCGTATTTATATGATCTAGATCAGCTGAGCTCACGTGTTGTGATCGAAACATGAGCTTACCCACACTAACACCAACATATTTCGACATCGAAATTGTAAAAGACGGTGTACCGACTGGTCGATATATAAACAGGGGTACAGCATTACCAGATAAGGATAGTGATTACAAGGTTTCAAACTCACCTAAATATGATTCTCGCTTGACAGAGGATCAGTTCTTGTATTGTGTACCTGGTATACAATATAAATTTTCAGCAAACCGGAGTATAGATAAAAATTTAGAAGAATATAAAACAGACGATCGGGCGGATAACTTTACATATAGAATATCTAAAAATAATATTGTATGGGAATTTGGAGACGGTACAACCTCAACAGAGTATGAACCAACACACACGTTTGACACAGCCGGTGAATTTACAATACGGGTGATATTGTATGATATGAATGGTATTCCACGTAGAAATGTTTATACATACACTCTGGTGATGAGAAACTATTTAAATGACGAGGTTATTTGGGATTCACCGCGACTGAGAGACATAGGTATAGAGTATGCAATAGTATCCATACCATTCAAAACCAAATTGAGGAAAACAGTCAGTTGGCAAAATTTAAAAACTCTCGATACAATAACCATGTATGCTAGCGGTTCCAATTCAATTCCCGGTGTACAAAAAAACTTTATGAAAAACAAATACGCACATCTACAAAAGACATGGCGATTTGTTGAAGATCTCGAAGATCCTGTACCTTTAGACCAAATAAATGTTGATGACAAGGATGTGTACGTTCGATCATCTGTTGATCAAATGCTGTACCCTCGGAACACATTAGAAGCAGCTGCTCATCCCACATACATGCAACTACTCATTGACAATTCATTAGATGATGTGAGTGAAACAACAATGATAGGCACCTCTGGGCACAAAGATGTCTATTATATAGACGACACTGCAAAAAATTATCTGTCACGTGATCTTGAACCAGTGTTTTTATTCGCAGCACTCTCTTCAACTGGTGATTATGGCGAGGGTATTGAAACACCAACCGATGTCATGCCGGTGAAAGTGACATACCAACCGGCTACTAGCATGAGAATTAGTACCAACGGTATGCGAACATTCGCATTTAGTGAAACTCTTTTTGTAGATAGTGAATATACTCTAAATATCGCGGCACTGAGTGAATATAACGTGATACTCAAGAGTGATTACGAACAATTTCGGATGCAGACATCATACGGTCAGTTACAACCATACGAAATGTCAATACAAATTGTAGATGATAACACATATCAACCTATTGATGTTGATATTGTGGAGAGAGATTTAGGTCTCACAACACACGGTTCCGGTAATGTAATAATCAATCCGAAACAAACAACGGATTCCGCGAAATTAAAAGCTAGTGTCAAGTTGATTGACCCACCATACAGTCCAATCGATACAAATGTGTATGTATTGACTGATATGCATGATGTTAAAGCAAGATTTTTAGTTCCAGGCTTTGCGGACCCGAAAAATCCGTTAGGAGCCAAGTATGGTACATTAGCAGACAACACATATGTGGCTGCTGTTGATAGCCCCACGTTGACAAGTCGATTGAATGACACAGACTTGCCGCATAGCTGTTTCGCAGTCGCGGTTGACCCAGGAAGGAATGTGGTTTATATCGCCAACGAATCAAATGATACAATATCCAAGTACAGCCGTTCCGGTGAATTGTTGAATGATGAATTGCCGCTGTACATACCTAAATTGATCTGTCAATCTGGTGTTTTGAATCAACAGAAATTTCGATATGATGAGCGTGATGGTGACAGTATTCTAGATTACATATATGGTGCAATGATTCAGCTCCCGAGACGTTTTGAAGCCACGGCTGGTGAGTCATGCGATCGTTTCGATTTGAATATTGACACGCTCAAAGCAATGTCACCATCGTCGCTTGCTATAGATCATGACGGTAACATCTGGGTAACATTGATAGACGGAGGCATGACCGTCAAAATAACATCAGGTACTGATGGTGAACACCGAGTAACAGCCATCGCACTACCACAAGATGCATCCGCAAATGTTGAGTCAAGCATTGATAACGGAGTTGCTAAACGAACCGCTAGCGGTGAAATGTTTTGGATGCCTTCCAAGGTTGTGACAGACATGAAAAATGATATATGGGTCAGTTACACTAACACCGAGAACATAAAATTGATAAAATATGATGGTCGTCCATCACTTGATCAAAATGGCGAAATTGTATATAACATGAACCAGCTAGCATGTATTGATTCATTCCCTGTCGGTACCCATCTTGATGACATGATAATTGACCCATACAACAATCTGTGGGTGTCAAACGCAACAAGTGAATCGAAACGACTAGATCCTGACACTGGTGACGTAATAAAGACCGGAGGTGGTGTATATCATATCGAGAACACCCAAAATCCAACAATTGCGAGATACATTGAAACATTTAACGAACATCCAAATTCAACAAATCAAGAATTGTTTGACAAGCCAACAGCCATGGCCATCGATTTGACAGACACGCTGTATGTCGCCACAAATGGAAGTAGTGTTGTGAGAATAGACATTAACACGTACAAAACAGACAGAATATTTTACGGTGGAAAGAGCTGGTCTCAGAATGATGCATCAGCATTACGTGTACCGTATAACGATATCAGAGGAAGAGTATCTGCAATTGATGCTATAGGTGTCAATTCGGACAACAGATTGCTCATCATGAACAATGTGGAAAAGAAATTATATTCATATGTTTGTCCTTCAGAAAGAGAAAAAACATCCGATGTACTAGACCTAGATGATTATGCACTTGAAGGTGTTGTTTGTGATTTTTCAAATGACGAAACAGCAACTGTATTACAAGGCGCTGGTGACTGGACCGGGATGAGGTGGATTCAGAAATATATGAAACTTTTTCCAGCTAACCGTGTGTTGACTGGTGAGGTTGATCTGAGAGTATCAGATCCAGGCTCAAACGATATCGTCGTACAGAACGAAAACCACGACGCATCTCAATCCATTATAGATTACACGTTGCAAGACACAATAAATAGTAAAGATAATTTATTATACTGGTTTTTCAAGCAGATTGTGGGGGATATTGATAGCGATGTTGAAACATTGGGTAAAGTTGTTTACAGCAAGATAGCGAATTTCGTGCCAAATACAACAGATATAGACACATGTAATGCTGCTCAGTTGAGATCTATAGCGACACAGATAGGATGTGACATTAAGGGGTTCAATTACACGTATCCAGGTTCTATACAAAGACTAGTTGACATTTTATCAATAAAATATTCAACATTATTTGGATCACGTGACCAAACAGGTTTTCAATTAACAAAAAACGGTTACGCAAACAGTTTCAATCATGGACGAAACGTAAAACCTGACCCTATTGCTGATTATGATAATTATACAATTAGAGTTGGTAATAGAATTGTCGCTCGTGAACTCTACAATAATAACAACACCATAATCGAACCAATGGCAATAGCTGGTGACGTGACAGATCCAAATTACAGCACATTACACGGGGGTTTGTCCGCATATGATCTAAATTTATATAATGTTATTGATACTACCACGGGTAAACCTACAGGTAGAAACTGGAACTGGGGCTTATCACACCCGAATGATGAAAGTGTATTCTTGTATTATGATTTTTATGAATATGTTAGTGATTCAAACTACAGTAATGAAAACTTCACGCAGCTTGCTGGTGTTATAGATTGGAATAACAATCAAACGACAGTAAATGAAGACTCGACATTATCAGACTGGCAAAACGATGGAGGTTTGGTTGAGATGATAATTGATAAAAAGCTAAGAAAAGGACTGAACCTAATGTCATGACAAGTATCAACTACAAAAATTACAACACATCACAAAGCATAGTAAATCAACAAGATGCTGTTGAGATAACTGGAGCTCAAGACAAAAACGAACCATTCACATTCTTACAATGGGCAAATTTATCAAGTATATCTGATAAAAATTCTGATGTAGCCAAGCAACTGTATAACAAATATTTAACAGAATGGTCAGCAATCAAATCTGGTGATCTGAACAAATCTACCCAATCAGTCACAGAAATGTTTTCAAATTTCTTGAAACAACTACCCGCTGACACAACTGAAGACGAGTCAAGATACATAAACAACATCGACTATAGTGACAAATATGAAGTTGAATCGGCGATCAAATTTTTTGTGTCAAAATTGAAAAAAGTTTCCAATGAAATTGGCAACAACCGGCAGTCAGTTGCATTTCAAACAACACGTAACAGTATTCGAGGAACAAAATCCGGTTCGGCGTTACTTATAAAGGATATGTTGATACGAGTGTTGCGAGATGAGGATTTTATCTCTGACAAAATCATATCACCTGCTGACAAACAGAAAATTATCGATCAGATACAAGTGACTGTTACGGAATTGTATGATAGCAAAACGACCGGTACTGACAATACAGAAAATGATACAAACATTGTCAATCAAAAGGTTGAACAAAAAATTGAGTATGATCCTTACATTTTTATAGACACGGAAATCGCCACAGTAAATTTACTTGACAGTTATGGTACTATTTTGTCTGATACAGTCAGTACGGTAACAACAAACAATCAAAATGAAATTGCTTTAAATTTTACACCAGATCTAAACACTGTACAAAATTTACCCAGCAGTGAATTTGTTGATTATAACAAAACAACATTGAATATTGATTCAATGATAAAAATTGTACCGCAGTTGATGTCGTCGAGAGTGGATTACGTCAACACATCAACCTTATCCGCTGTTGAGACAGGTGAGCTGTTCGATTCGAGAAAAAATCTCAATAGATTGAGTTCGACATTGCATCCATCTATAGATATATTTGAAAACACAAGTGTGAATCGTGTAACAACGGTTGGTAACTTCTACACACCAGCCAAGCTAGGTTTGTTGAAATATTACAGTTTTGATTTCACGCCAGAAATATTAAACGAGCATCTTGAGAAAGATAAAATTTATACACATACTAATCTATCTGATAGTGGTTCTAATTTTAATAAAATACCGGTTGATTATTATGAAGATTTCACCATGGTCAAAAACAGTACAGTTGAATCTGGTCGTCCGGGTGAAATTTCACATGATCTATTGAAAATACCTAGATTCCACAATTATCAATCTCGCGAACAAACTAATGTTTTTTCACAAGAAGGTGTATCACGTAAAGATGATAGCTTCGATTTCTGGACCGGGGATGTTGATGATGTGTGGGCCAATCAAGACGTATTTGAACTCGAAGCTGAAAATATATTTAATATAGACGATCGACAACAAACAATGTTTGCTAATGTCGGTCATATGTACAAATGGAAAACTGATGCACATGGAAATGAATTTGGTGTGCTGAAGAAAATCGCACCTTTCCCTGGTTTGACGCTTGAAGACCTAAAGGACCCGGATCCAACTTCTGGTTGTTACATAATGGATGGTGATCTGTTTAAAGACGGATCAACACGTGAAATAACAACATATGAATATACTGTCAACGAATCTTCTGGTAATTTGTTTACCAATCTACCATTTTCAAGAGTCGCAAATGGTATGTTTTTCTCCCGTGTTGATTGTGTATTTGAAGAACCAGAACCAGAAACACTTGTAATAGACATACCAAAATTGAGAGGTGGTCAGCTGTATTGTATCTGGCTTGATGGTTTTGTTATGCGGTTCAATGGGTTGTATGAACTTACAAGCACAAATAATGATAACAATTTTGCAGCCGATCCTAGCATATCTAAGATATGGGATGGTCTTGATTTCAATCAAGTGTGTATAGCAGCACCCAGGACAGATGAATTTTACAAGCTTGAAACCACCCGGGTTCACATAGATGGATCAGATCAATACGTACACACACAAGTTGAAAACTTGGATGATTTTGAATCATTAAATCTAGAAGATCAACAAATAACACCAGGTAATTTAGTTGTAAGAACAGCGGATAGCGGCAAAATCGGCAATTTCAACACCATATGCGATAAAATTATCAACAAATATAGTTCGAACGCGCAACATGAAATAAACAACGAGCTTCTAGATATTGATATTATATCCGGTGACATAATAATATTTGAGACAACAAATTATTATATTATAGATCGGATAACTTACGACTACACAAACAACGAAATTATTTCTGAAGAAACACCCGCTGAAATACATAAACATAGTGATGAATATGAGGAGTATGTTATTTCAGACTGGTTTTTTAATGAGAGTAAAAACCAAATTTTGTTTAGTGTGTTAAGAACTGTAAGAGATTCAATAACTAGAGACTCTAGAATTGAAACTGTGCTTTATTGGATTAACACAACAAACTTCACTCTACAAAAATCGTCCCCGGTCATCGATTGGTACAATACACAAGAAATCGTTTCAAAATCCATACACAATTTACAAAAACCAAAGATAACATACAATTCCGAACTTGACAAATATTATATAATTTGCACATGCAATTACTCGCAAATTGTTGATGGTCCAAAATCATTTGCGATTTTTGTATGTGGTATAAAGTCAAAAGGTGCAACCAACGTAACGACAGCAACAACATATACAGCAACTCGACTAGCAATTGAAACTGGCGCGAACAGAACAGAGCAGGAACAACAGGTAAATGATTCTGAATCGTTGATATTGACCGAAACATCAAGTAGAACGATAGATGGTTCCAAATATTACGGGGTTGTTGAATATAAAAATTCGTTGTATAATACGTTGGAATTGGATATATCAAGACTTGCTCCTAGTGAATTTGCTACTAGAGTTGAAGTCATGTTTGACGAGGAAGATGATAAAACAACGCAAACAAATACACATCGCCCTATCATAACATATGATAATTTTGATAACTTAGTCGGTAACAACACACGTGATCCTCGCAATTACAAATTGCAACATGTATATACCAATAATAAACCACGAATTGTATGCAAGGTACAGCTCTACACATTGACAGAACCTTCTAGACCACGCGTGTACAAAGTGCTTGTTGAACAAAAGCCGACCGACATAACATCATCGTTTGGTAAAATAGTCGGGGCTGGTGATGTAAGATTGAGATCACCACAAGGAGTACAAATCTCACATGTCACAGTGATTAATGAGCGTACCGGTGGAGAGAATCTCTTGCTAGTTTTAAAAACAACATCTCCAGATTACACAACAACAGTTTTATTAAAATTAGCGGAACCAATCCGGCAAACAATTACATACACGGCAACAGACAAAACGATAATGACAGGTAAGTCTATAGATGATGTTAGATTGCGTATAAAATATGATAGCTTTGAAACAAACGAAAGTGTTATTGAATCAACTGAATCTGAATCTACTGAAATTGTAGTTGATGAGACATACCAGCCGACACAGCAACCACAAACATCAAATCCGGTGACACCAACTGAGCCAGTATATCAACCAGACCCGGTATCTCAACCGGTATATTATCCATACAGTAAATAACCCTATCAAACACGGTTATAGTTATGGAGAGTTAGTACTCTGGTCATAAGTATTTCTATGACAATATCACATCAATCGATCAATCGTGTAAGCGTTAATGATCTACCGGAAGCGATAACAATAAAGGATGATGATTTTATGTTGCTACAAAGCGACGGTGTTTCATCAAAAATACAAATATCAAACATTGTATTAGATCGAGAAAACATTACTTTTTATAATGAGATTGCAGATCTGAACCGTGTAACAACCGAGAACACACAATCAATCGAGCAGCTCAAACGCCAGGTCAACGGATCAGATTCTTCTGATGTTACAAGCGTTAGCCGTGTTGAAAATTTATTAGAGGTAACAGAAAATTTAACAACAAAAACAAATAATCTAGACGCGACAGTCAAGTCTAATAAACAACGTACCGAGTCTGTGAACACGACACTTTCAACAAAGATTGACAATGTGAATGCAGAACTGGCGAATGTGAATGCAGAACTGGTGAATGTGAAGAACGAAATTGCAAAAATATCATCCATTGTAGAGGAACTACAGGGGAACAAATAATACATAAATGAATGTAGTGCCTATCAGTGAAACAGGAATTGATGCCAATTGGTTCCCTGTACAGGCAGTTTATCCTAAAGACGGATCTGTTAATTTTCCCGGTGTTAAAGTAACAGGTTCAGATAATATATCATTAAATTTATATGAATGTTTCAGCAATCTAAATGATAGTGATATAAACAATTATAGTCTGCTGTTGCTTACTGATAAAAGGACCATGCCGGAGATGATGGATGTAAAAACACCATCGAATCGTGTCAGTACGCAGGTTTTTACATCGACAATAATTGCAGATGATTTGGATCCATATTATTTGTCGCTCCCGGCCGATTTTGTTGATACCGATACAACATCATATACACCCGGGTCTGTATTATTGAAATCCCCAAAACGTTACCGACAAGACAGTATATCGATTAGAGCACATGACAGCTTATTCGAAGTCCGGGTTGATGTTGTAAAAGGCCAGACATTTGTTCAATTGTATCATGAAGCTTCTCGAAATGTTGCTAGCGTGACATATACATTAGGGTACAAAAACAATAAAATAGGATTTTATGAAGTGACAGGTAGTAAAAACAAGATGCAAACCGACTTCAAAAAAACCGCAAACGCATGGAATAAATTTCCAGCATTTGTTGACTTTGATGACAATAGTTTCGTGATATTGACTCCGGACAAAAAAAGTGTTATTCGTCCAGATGTTATAACATCAGAGTTACGGGCAGTACCACATGATGCAGGTAATATAGATGTTAACAAGACGCAGATGCATGACATGAAAAATGTATTTCGTTTTTCAAACAGGGTTGTGTCAAAAGATCAATTTGCAAATAATATCATGTCTAACAATTGGGTTGTGTATGAAGATAAACCATACATCAATCATGTAAACATATCTGCTAAAAACACGCACATCAACAACAAAAACAATTTTTTAATCAACAGCGAGTACAACAACGTTAAATTTAACAACAAGACTGGTAAATACGATCTCCCGCTTGATATCACACCATTAAAAAACCAGCTGTCAGTAAGTAACAATAATGTTGTAAACAACATATACAGGCGCAAACAAGGCAGTGTTAGAGATTATAACAAGATCTTCTCCGGCTCCAATCAAACACTAGGTTATGAAAATATTAGTTTAGGATTTGATACATATTTGAACCAACTGCATTTACCTGCTGGTAAAATAACTTATTTTCACACCCCGAACAACATACACCCATTCAAAATAATCAACATAAATGACAGTGGATTGATCGAGTGCGGCTCTGTTGCCGGTGACACGCCGTTGCGGGCAGATAAAATATTCAAAAAACGTGCTGGTTATCCAAACAACACAAACCACGGTACAGTATCAGATGAACAGAGTGGTAAATGGTTATGCGCTTGGCTGTATAAAGATCCAAAGACTTCAACAACAGTGTGGGTAGATAGATATTATTATCCAGATTTATTATCAAGTGCCGAGGCTTTAAAATTTACAGTTGATGATCCGCTTATTGAATATGACACACAATATTCAGACAGAATTTCGAAAATCGGTCCATCAACACTTGTATTTGATAAAAAGAGTGACTTATGTTTCGAGCCCGGTAGTTTGTATGCATATTATCATCTTGGGATGCACGATTTGGAGCAAATAAAACGAATCACAGATGAAAATTTTATTCGTTTGTCTGCAAATAAAATAAACGACATCACAAACCCTTTCAATAACACAGAGTTGATTGAATCAGAATCAACTTTGTTCAATAGTGACACTAAAGACTATTCATTCATTAAAATACCAGAGAATCGTGAGACAAAGAATAACATGACGATATCTTGTACGTTGCATAGTGAAGATTGGACTAAACGTTTCGGTAGCGTGGTCCTAGGAAACTACATGGAAACCGGCATGAGCTTGGTTAATAAGCGAATAATGTCACCAATACAGTTGCTGAGACATAACGAGTTTATTTATGTATACAACAACGATTTTAAAAAGATAAACACAATAAATGTAGGTAGAACCGATTTTAAAATAGTCGAGTCTGAGTATTTTCAGTCACTATCTGTTCTATATGAAGAAGACGGTAAATTGTTATTAAACAGATACAGCACCATGTCACCATACCTCGTGAACAAACATGTTGTTGATGATGAATGGGCAGATAAAAAAGTATCTCTGGCGGATACACCTTTGAAATCATTTGATGATCGCGCTTATCTATTGTATGATAAAGCAACAGCACAATGCATTGAGATCGATACTGTGTCACTCATGACACAAACTTTCTCTGCAGAATACATGGCTGATATTGATGAATTGCAGGGACAATTAAGCTTTTCAACCGAAAACATAATACCAACAGACGATCATATATATGTGTTTGACGATGTGATGCATCGTGTTGACGGTAACGGTCATGTGTGGATTGTTGGATCGGACAATCGTACGATATATCGCTTCGATCCCGAGATCAGTCAATTCACTGGCGAGGTCAAACTTGTGGATAATACAAAAAAATCTGGTGCTCCATTTTCTGTATATTTTCCTGGCGGTGAGATTGTTGATATAAAATTTGATCAACACAACAATCTGTGGATACTACACACATTAGAGGGATTGCTTGTATGTAAAAAAATTGCCCCGGATAGAATCAACTCTGAAACAAAAGAGATTCTCGCGGATTTATCACTACAAACATCCGGATCAGCTACACTGCCAGACAGTTGGTTCCGGGATGAATATCTGGGTGTATCATATAATGTAGCACTTGCGAAAAATGAATCAACCTCGTCGCTTGCTGGGGGATGGGTGTATTCAATTGATCTCAAAACATTCGTATATGCACAAGAACGAGAAAAAGACAAACCAGCACCCAGGTGGTACTGGATTGACAAACTTGGATGGTTATACTTCTCACGAATCATACCGAAAGACAGTGTGTATATGGATTTCATTGCAGACACACAACAGGACAGCATTTATTTCTTGTTTGATAGCGGTTTTGATGAATCAAGAGCAATAGCCAACACGTTGATATACAGTCAAGATACTAAAGGTTGGGTACTAGGTTCTGATTTACTAGAGATTGTAGACGCTGGAAAACCACTTGACACGGTCGAATGGAAATCAACACAAGAGCAAATCTCAGATGCTCAATCGCAACTTGGCATGCAGAGCAGCACACTAGATGGTTTATTGAATTTGTCTAACACAACTATATCTAAACCTGGTAGTGTGGTGAAAAAATATACATTAGATGGTGAGTATGTTGATACATACACGATCGATGACGAACTTGTTATTGCCAATTTGTACAAACAAGATGTGTCTGGCATGCAATATCTTGTGCAATCATATTACAAATATGATAAAAGCAACTGGTTGTTCACCAAAATGCGTGTGGTGAATCCGGCGGATTCTGATGATCAATTAGAAATTGCTTTGCGCGCTAATGTTTCAGAATTTGTGAAAGGTGCACATGACGTGGTGATTGTTGGTGATAGTGAAAATGGTGCGTTGAGCATGTACATCGATGGAGTTTTGAGATCACAAGTGAGATTTGATGACATGAGATACAGATTTGACGAGCTGCTAGACAAAACCATATATGTTGGTACTAGCCCTGGTGCACATGGTCTACCCATGTATGACAATCTTAACAAGTATGAAGGTCTTGACATTGACAATCTGACAGTTTCAAACATCCGCGTGTACAATGACGCGTTGTACCATTATGAGATTGAGAATCTACATCGTTTACGCACTGGAATCAAGGATATAACATGGGATCACCCGGCAGGAGTACGTAACTATATAGACACTGTATCAAAGACATTCAAACAACGCTCTCCCGGTAGAAAAAGCAATTACTATGATATTGATATCAGTATCAAGGATCCTATTGATGAAGCGTTGGCGCAGAAACTAGCTGACCACTTGTTATCAAAATTACCCGGCATGACACCGGCGAATATGATACCTAGACACATCAATTGGTCCAGCGACACACCGAACAGCACGATAAACGCGCTGATTGGCGGTTATGACGAGTATCATTATTACAGTGATTGCGTTGATTACCCGACACCAACACCTACACCGGTGCAAATCACGCCAACACCGACCCCTACAGCCACCGTCGCACCCACACCTACACCTTTACCAGTTCAAGAGCCATTACCAGTTGAAACACCACCTCCGGTGCCAACAGAAACACCGGAACCGACACCTACACCCGCACCTACATCATCACCTACACCAACTTTACCTCCAACACCTGAGCCTACACCTGAACCGACTCCTGAACCCACACCGGTACCAACTCCGGTACCTGTTGCAGATCCGTGTCTTGGATATGCACACACTGTTGAGATTACACAGAGCGACATGAAAGATGCATCTACTGGCTTCACACAAAAAACAGACAATCAAATAAGTTTTGAGTTTTTCCCTGTCGGTTCTAAAATATGTCATTTTGGAGCCAGTGGTGGTACAGCTAACGCCACAACAGTGTATCTGGATACACAAGCAATAGCAGTAATTTACTGGAATGGAAGTGTTATTAATTCCAATATACGATACATAACACCAGCTGGAATAATATATGAAGGCACAATAAATGTTTCTGGAGGCACAACAGTGCTGTCACAAGTATGAAACTAACAGAAGAGTATAACTATGGATGGTACGGACAATGTGGTTCTGATCCTTGTGAGCCTCTGGATCTAAACTCATACACAAACACAATTGCAGCTGTCTTTCAAATAAACGAAGATGGTAATAGTTATGTTAATTGGGACCCAAACAGACCAGCGCTTCTGAATCGGTTCACCACACTAGAGTGTGGACGAGCATACAACATCCGGCTCACACAACAAGCCCTGGATTCAGGTGGTGTTGACATACCTAATTTTATCAGAACTGACGAAGGAACCACAGGTGCGATCAAGCTGTTGGCTGACGGTTGTGCTGCAGCAAGTCAACCAACACCTACACCAGCTGCCACACAAAAACCGGTGCGACCGCCAAACCGACCTGACCCGACACCGGTACCAACACCCACTTTACGTCGTGCACCTACACCGTTTCCTACACCAACCCTACGACCCACACCAACATTACGACCCACACCGACATTACGAGCGATTCCACCAGATGGTGTACCACTACCAACGCCAACTGCGTTTCCTCCCCCGACACCATACCCGTCCCCGACACTCCGTCCAGATCCAACACCGTACCCGACATTAACGTTACGTCCAACACCCACACCATACCCCACACCAACAGCGTATGAACCGTACCGACCTATAAGACCTCCTAACCGACCGGACCCCACACCGTATCCTACACCAACACCATATCCAACACCAACAGCGTATCCTCGTCCAACAAACCGTCCGGATCCAACGCCGTATACAATCACCTCGACACCATTACCGACATTGACGTTGTATCCAACGCTAAC